CTACATCAAGTCCTGTTTCTGCTTTAGTAATGCCGGATGTTACCATTGCTGTTCCTGACAATACTGTGAAGAAGGTTAAGTTTTATGCAACGGTCACGGATGCTGCAGGAAATGCTAGTGCTAAATGTCCTGACTCAAATGAACTTACACTTGTAGGGATTGATACTATTCCTCCTGCTGGTGTGAACACGATTACTATAATAGTAACTCCGTAATAAAAGGAATACTTAATGTAGATGATAAAGGCACGGTGAGTCTATGAGTATGTAGAGTTTATCAGGTGGGATAAATGGAGAGTGAATGAAGAGGATATTGGTAACAGGTGGTGCTGGATTCCTGGGACGAGCATTGTGTACTAGGTTGTCCAGTGACGAAGTGATCTGTCTGGATAGAGTTCCTGTGCATGGATTTCATATTCTCCATGATGTAATGGATCCTCTCCCAAAAATCAGAGTTGATGAAATTTATCACATGGCAGGGACACCATCTCCAGTGAAGTATATGGCTGATCCAGTTTATACATTAAAGGCTAGCGTTCTTGGTATGATAAATGTGCTAGAGCTTGCCAGGCAGTGTGGTTCCAGGGTGCTTTTGGCCTCGACTGGGGACGTGTACAATGCCAATGGTAGGATGAGTACGGGTTCCTGTTATCGTCAGGGAAAGATAGCAGCGGAGGAACTTTGTCTGAATTACTCTCGCCAGTTTGGGGTGGCTGTGAAAATAGCCAGGATGTTCAACTCGTATGGCCCAGGAATGGCGGATGACGATGGCAGGGTTATTCCTGTATTTGTACAGAAAGCTTTGTGTGGTGAGGATATTGAGTTATTTGGGGATGGTGAGCAAACCAGGTCATATTGCTATGTTGACGATATGGTAGACGCCCTCATCTCCCTCATGGCTTCTAACAAGGAGGTTGTGGACATATTCGGAAGTGAGGAGATAAGGATTAAGAATGTTGCCAGTATTATTATAGATAAGGCTCGTTCTATTTCAAGTGTAGTGCTATCAGATAGAACAATGATTTTTCCTAGTCAGGAGAATCCACAGGACAACTTCTGGATTCCAAGGGTTTCTTTCAATGATGGGATAGAGAAGACAGTAAAATACTTTCGGGGGAGATATGTGGGAAAAAGGACTTAAGAAAACCATTTATACATTGGCCATAAACAACTGGGAACCGGAAATATGTGACATCACCTTCCCTCTTTTGAAGAGGTATGCAGCAAAGATAGGAGCGGACTTCGTGGTAATCGGTAATAGAAACTTTCCAGACTGGCCTATAACGTACGAGAAGTTTCAAATATATGAGTTGGGTCAGGAGGATGAGAATGATTGGAATATCTATATCGACGCTGATGCCTTGGTGCATCCGGAGACTCCTGATTTTACTTATTATTTAAATAAGGATACAGTAGCCCATGTAGGTGTGGACAAGGCAACTTTGAGGTGGAAGTTTGACAGGTTCTTCCTGCGTGACGGGAGGGATATATCAAGCTGCAACTGGTTTTCTATGGCTAGTGATTGGTGTATAGACTTCTGGCATCCTGCAGATGACCTTTCACCAAAAGAGACGATGTCTAGATGTTTCCCTACAGTGGAGGAAGAGTTGACACAGATGGTTACTCCTTATCATCTAATTGATGACTTCCTTATGAGTAGGAATATAGCAAAATTTGGTTTGAAGTTTAAGTGTCTATCTGATATAATTGCTGAGAAGTTTCCTCAATCATGGTTCTTCTGGCATCAGTACACAATTCCTACTGAAGTGAAAATAACGGAGATGAAGAACATCATCGAGAAATGGAAGGTGGCATGAAGAGCATCTACGACAACGACACGGTGCAGATAGAGATCACCAATGCCTGCCAGCAGAGGTGTGCCAACTGCACCAGGTTCGTGGGTCATAGAACACCTTTCTTCATGAGTCTTGAGCAGTTCAAGAGGGCAGTTGATTCAATGGAGGGATACCCGAAGATGACAGGTATGATGGGAGGGGAACCATTACTCCATCCAAAGTTTGCTGAATTCTGTGAGTATATGTTGTCACGGATACCCAGGAGACAACTTGGTCTCTGGACTTCTTTTCCCGTTGGTTATGAGCACTATAGGGAGGTTATCTGCAATACCTTTGGCAACATATTCGTGAATGATCATTCAAGATGGGACATCCATCATCACCCATTCCTCGTAGGCATAGAGGAAGTCATAAGAAACAAGGACCAGATGTTTGTTGAAATAAACAGGTGTCCTTTCCAGGAGTGGTGGAGTGCCTCTATAAACCCTCATGGGGCCTTCTTCTGCGAGATAGCAGCCTCCATGAGCATGCTGTTCGATGATGGTGAGGGATGGAAGGTGAAGCCTGGTTGGTGGTGGAGAACACCGAAGGATTACAAGGATCAGATAGAAAAGTGGTGTCCAAGGTGTGGGGGGGCTTTGAGACTGAAGAGAAGACTTTCCGTGGATAATGAGATCGACGACATATCGTTCAAGAACGTGAGGAGATTGCAAGGGTTCTCTCACAAAGTTGAGGATGAGAAGTATAATCTTCATGATTTGCAACAGGTGGATGAGATGGAGCCTCTGGCGTCTTACAAGGACATGCAGTACAGGAATGCCATTGCATACAGATATGGTATGTATTTAACCATCAATGAGAATGATTTCAACGAGCCCCACCTGATGAATGACTTACATAGAAAGAAGTCATTGATAAATAAGTTTAAGGAACAATATGGGTGAGAATAATAGGACAGTAACTGGCGCCTGGACCTGGACCGTCCCTAATGGTGTAACTCTAGTCAAAGTTGAGTTATGGGGAGGAGGAGGCGGTGGAGGTGGTGGTAATGCCACAGTTGGTGGTACAGGTGGTGCTGGTGGTGGATTTGCTCAGGTTAATGCCTTTGCTGTTGTTCCTGGTCAGTCGCATGTATGTTTTGTTGGTAATGGTGGTGCTGGTGGAGGAACTAATGCTAATGGTGTAAATGGAACCAATACAATATTTCGTTATGAATCTTCCAATAATACAACCCTTGCTTTGGCTGAAGCAGGAGCAAGAGGATATAGACCAAGAAACGCTGCTAATAGTTTAGGTGGAAATGCAAATAGTATTGGTGATGTAGAATGGGGTGGTGGTAATGGAGCTAATTATAATGCTTCTGCTGCAACTCAACCAGGTTCTGGTGGTGGAGGTGGAGGTAGTACAGGTGCAGGTACTCAAGGAGCTAATACTTTAAATGCTGCTGGTGGAGGAGCAGGATCTGGTAATGGTGGAGGTACAGGTGGAGGAGCTAATAAGGCTACTGCTGGAGGTGATGGTCTTCAAGCTGGTGGTGGTGGTGCTGGTGGTGGTAATGCAAATTTTATTGGTGGTACTGGTGGTGTAGGTAAAATTGTTATCACATGGACATACTCTATGTCCATGTCTCCATCTAAATCTCCATCTGGTTCACCTAGTATATCTCCATCATTATCTCCGTCTGTATCTCCTTCAGGTAGTATAAGTCCATCTAAATCACCTAGTACAAGTCCATCTAAATCACCTAGTGTTAGCCCATCTGCATCTCCATCTCCTACTTTTGATGAGTGTAATGATGATTACAATGTTGTAATAGAAAATATGACTGGTACTTGTGACGGGTATTCGTGTTCAAGTTTAAATGGTACTTATCATGTAGCTAAAACAGCTACTCCATATTTATGGAATTATGTATCTGGTCTTGTTGAAGTTAAAATGTATAGAGATGGAGAATATTGGTATATTGAAGTATGGTATAATTCTGTTTTAGCTGGTCAATGGAGAGAATTAGATACAACAGGATATCCTCCAATTGTATAGAATTAAATAAGGAGTATTTTATGGCCCAGATAGTAATGATAGCAGAAGGAACAGTAAGGCCAGGACTTGCAGCCATAGGTGATGTTGTATCCATCCATGATGATGACGTTGAGTTGTCAGGGGTAGGATATGAGCCATTCAAGATAATCCAGGTCAAGGGTATGACAGCTAAAGAAGTACAGGATAAAATTAGATCACTTATGCCAGAACAGACTAGAGTATTCAAGACTGGTGCTGAAGCTAATAAGTGGGGATTTGATAGACCAGAGGAAAAGCAGGTATGGAAGGATGGAGAAACATGGCGTGATCTTGCTATTCTTCCTAAGTATCAAATCAACTTGGCATCTATTAATGACACTGATATTGCAGACCTCCAAGATGAAATGGGATCTGTATCATCTAAGGCTATAATCTTGGAATTAAAGGCTATTATTAACTTAAAAGAAATAGAGGAAAACAAAGTGGCAGTTGATGATTTAAATGTAAAGGTATAGAGAAGGCTAAACCATAATGTTTAATTGTTATCGTTCAGTCAGTAAATTTGGTACTGGTGATATAAAAACTGGTACTCCTTATATCACTGTAGCAAATGGTGTAGCTACTATCACAGAAAGTGATGGGACTACACCATGTCCACAAACAGGAAATATAGGACAGGGTTGTCAGATTACCTTTGATGGAAGTACTCGTTTTATTGAACTAGTAAATTCCTCCACTTCTTTTAATTTACAAATGCAAACTGGTGGTGGTGGTCTTTATGTACCAAATCATTCAAAAGTAGCTGTAACATCAATTGGTCATGCTTATGCTTCTTTAAGTGATGCTGAAGCTGCTGGTGATCCAGCCACTCTGCTTACAACTGCTGATATTAAATTAAATTTTTGTTGTTATTATGATCATGATGATTATACAATTGATACAACTCTTGTAGATGTTAATGGTTATATTACAGATGCTACAAGATACCTAGAAATTTATACTCCAAGAGGACTGGCTTTCAATGAAAGTATCAATAATCAAAGGCACTCTGGAGTATGGGATGACCACAAATATACAATAATTAGTACTGGATTGACATCTACAATAACTTTAAATGATAATTATACAGTAATTAATGGTTTACAAATATCACCATCATCTAGTGCAGATCAATATGCTACTGCAGTAGGATTTTATACAGCAGTTAATAACACAGTTAAAAATTGTATAATTAAAGAAAATCGAACAGATATTACTATTAGATGCGGTATTCAACAACCATATACATCTACAAATCCTAACTTTGTAATAAATTGTATTATTTATGGTTTTACTGCAACAGGTGATAGTGCCATAAATATTGGTGGAGACGGTGGAACAAGATATTCAACCCATGTAAGAAATTGTACAATATATAATTGTTGTTATGGAATTATTTCAGATGCTTGTAATGTCTATAATACAGCAGTAATAGGTTGTATAGATGGATTTCTTAGTTTTACTGGAACAGCTTATTATTGTGTTTCTGATGTTACAGGTGATATATCTGGTAATAATTCTTTTATTACTACTCAAACAGATGCCCAACTTTTTGTTAATGCTGCAGGAGGTAATTTTGCACTAGTTGCAGGTTCTGATCTTATAAATACAGGAAACGATCTCTCTGCTGTTATGCAGTCATTGGATATTATAGGTTCAGCAAGGCCTAAAGGAGCCCTCTGGGACATAGGAGCATTTGAGTATTTATCTCTTGGTGATTGGTCTTGGGTTGCTGGTGGTTCTTGTTCTAGTGGTTTTGCATATTTACAATACTATCCTAGTCCTAGTCCTAGTGCTAGTCCTAGTGTATCTCCATCAGCTAGCCCATCTGCATCTATATCACCTAGTGCTAGTATATCTCCATCTGCATCTCCATCATTAAGTCCTAGTGCTACTAGTGTTTCTCCTTCGGTTAGTCCTTCATTATCTCCAAGTATTTCCCCAAGTATAAGTCCTAGTATTGGTTCAGCTTCATTATCACCATCAGCTTCACCAAGTTTGTCACCATCAGCTTCACTGAGTCCATCACTTAGTCCAAGTCTCTCACCGAGTCTGTCTCCTAGTTTGAGTCCTTCACTTTCACCTAGTATTTCTCCAAGCCTCAGTCCAAGTGCTAGTCTCAGTCCTAGTAAGTCACCTAGCTTGTCTCCAAGTTTGAGTCCTTCACTTAGTCCAAGTTTATCTCCATCACTGTCTCCAAGCAAATCTCCATCAGCTTCTCCAAGTTTGAGCCCTTCTCTTAGTCCAAGTATTAGTCCTTCAGCTAGTTTATCACCTTCACTTAGCCCTAGTTTAAGTCCATCATTGTCTCCTTCTAAGAGTCCAAGTATAAGTCCTTCAATTTCTCCAAGTGCCTCTGTGAGTCCTTCTGTTTCCCCCAGTATGTCTCCTTCTATATCGCTTAGTAAATCTCCTTCAGCTTCTCCAAGTATAAGTCCTTCAATTTCTCCAAGTGCATCACCTTCATTATCTCCAAGTGCTTCATTGTCTCCTTCATTATCTCCTTCAGTTTCTCCTAGTTTAAGTCCAAGTTTATCTCCATCGGCATCTCCATCATTATCACCTAGTGCTAGTATGTCTCCTAGTAAGAGTCCATCTGCATCTCCATCTGTTTCTCCAAGTGTAAGTCCTAGTGTTTCTCCAAGTGTAAGTCCTAGCATTTCACCAAGTGCTAGTCCTTCAATATCTCCATCAGCTAGTCCTTCAATATCTCCATCAGCTAGTTTAAGTCCTTCTTTATCTCCATCAGTTAGTCCTAGTGTTAGTCCATCATTATCTCCATCTATAAGTCCTAGTATCAGCCCTTCTGTATCACCATCTAAATCTCCATCAGTATCTCCAAGTGCATCTCCAAGTATTAGTCCTAGTGCTTCATTATCTCCAAGTGTTTCTCCTTCTGCTTCACCTTCAATGTCACCATCGGTGAGTCCAAGTATTTCTCCAAGTAAGAGTCCAAGCATTTCTCCATCTATATCACCATCATTGAGTCCTTCAGCTTCTATTAGTCCTAGTATGTCACCTTCTGTGTCACCTTCTTTAAGCCCCAGCTTGAGTCCTTCTGCATCTGAATCACCTTCATTATCTCCTTCAGAATCTCCTTCTTTGAGCCCTTCGGCGGGTTCTGCAAGTTTAAGTCCGTCTTTATCTCCTTCATTCAGTCCTTCTGTATCACCTTCAATTAGTCCGAGTTTGTCTCCAAGCAAGAGTCCAAGTATAAGTCCTTCTGTATCACCAAGTATCAGCCCTTCTGCTAGTTTGAGTCCAAGCATTTCTCCAAGTTTGAGTCCAAGTAAGTCACCAAGCTTGAGTCCAAGTTTGAGTCCAAGTTTGAGTCCATCAGCAAGTGTTTCTCCTAGTGCTTCACCAAGTGTTTCTCCTAGTAAGTCACCAAGTCTGAGTCCGTCAGTATCACCTTCATTAAGCCCATCCCTTTCTCCATCACTTAGCCCTAGTGCTAGTTTGAGCCCTAGTGTATCCCCTTCATTAAGTCCTAGTGTATCACCTAGCTTGTCTCCATCTGTATCACCTAGTCTAAGTCCTAGTATAAGTCCTTCACTATCTCCATCAGCCTCAGTATCTCCAAGTCTAAGCCCTAGTAAGTCTCCTAGTGTGAGCCCTAGTGTTTCACCTAGTATTTCACCAAGTATCTCTCCATCAGTATCTCCTTCACTGAGTCCGAGTGCTAGTATTTCACCATCAATTTCTCCTTCTGTCTCACCAAGTAAGAGTCCTAGCCTAAGTCCTTCTATATCACCTTCATTATCTCCAAGTGCTTCACTTAGCCCTAGTATGTCTCCATCATTATCTCCAAGCTTGAGTCCTTCACTAGGTTCAGCAAGCCTGAGCCCATCTGCATCTCCATCATTATCTCCATCTGCTTCATTATCTCCTTCATTATCTCCCAGTCTTTCTCCATCAGCATCCATTTCTCCTAGTTTGAGTCCTTCTGTTTCTCCAAGTAAGAGCCCTAGTGTTTCACCAAGTGTATCACCAAGTGTTTCTCCTTCTCTGAGTCCAAGTATTTCTCCTAGTTTAAGTCCTAGTGCTAGTCCCAGTATATCACCTTCTGCTAGTGTATCTCCATCAATATCACCATCAATTTCTCCTAGCATTTCACCATCAGCTAGTCCTAGTATGTCACCAAGTATTAGTCCATCTGCTAGTGTATCACCTAGTATAAGCCCTAGTATTTCACCATCTGGTTCACCAAGTGCATCACCTTCAGTATCACCAAGTATTAGTCCATCTGCATCACCTTCATTATCTCCAAGTATTAGTCCTAGTGCTTCATTATCTCCAAGTGTTTCTCCTTCTTTATCTCCTAGTTTGAGTCCATCTATTAGTCCGTCTATTAGTCCGTCTATTAGTCCTAGTGCATCGTTATCCCCAAGTATAAGCCCAAGTATATCGCCATCTTTGAGTCCTAGTAAGAGTCCATCAGTATCTCCTAGTATAAGTCCATCAGTAAGTCCTTCAGCTTCACCAAGTTTAAGTCCGTCTGCTTCACTATCTCCATCAGTCAGTCCATCATTATCACCTAGTGTGTCACCTAGTGTTAGTCCTTCTATATCACCCAGTATTAGCCCTAGTATAAGTCCTTCTATATCACCTAGTATAAGCCCTAGTATATCACCAAGTATTAGCCCTTCTGCTAGTTTGAGTCCGAGTTTCAGTCCTTCATTATCTCCAAGTGTTTCTCCGTCATTATCTCCTTCTCTTTCTCCTAGTAAGAGCCCTAGTGAATCACCAAGTTATAGTCCTTCTGCTTCAAAGAGTCCCTCAGCTTCACCTAGTTTGAGTCCATCTGCAAGTGTGTCACCAAGTGCAAGTCCAAGTGGAAACTCTGCAAGCCTATCTCCTTCAGCATCCCCATCTTTATCACCTTCAGCAAGTGTTAGTCCTTCAGCTTCACCGAGTATGTCTCCATCAAAAAGCCCTAGTGCTTCACCAAGCGCAAGCCCTAGTATATCTCCATCTTTGAGTCCTTCTGCTTCAGTTTCTCCAAGTATTTCACCTTCATTGAGTCCAAGTGTAAGCCCAAGTGCTTCACCTAGTATTTCACCTTCAAAGAGTCCTTCAATTTCTCCAAGCATTAGTCCAAGTGCTTCTATTTCACCTAGTGCTTCTCCAAGTCTGAGTCCTAGTCTTTCTCCTAGTATTTCTCCTTCATTATCTCCGAGCCTGAGTCCGTCAGCAAGTATAAGTCCAAGTATTTCACCAAGTATTTCACCAAGTATTTCACCAAGTATTTCACCTTCTGTAAGTCCTTCTTTATCTCCTTCTTTAAGTCCTTCAGTATCTCCATCGCTGTCTCCAAGTGTAAGCCCTAGTGCTTCTGTATCACCAAGTGTTAGTCCTTCTTTATCTCCATCTGCAAGTCCTTCACTCTCACCATCAGCTAGTGTATCACCAAGTATTAGTCCATCTGTATCACCTTCATTATCACCAAGTATTAGTCCTAGTGCTAGTGTTAGTCCATCATTATCACCTAGTGGAAGTCCATCTATATCACCTAGTATTTCACCAAGCGCTAGTATATCACCTTCTATAAGTCCAAGTGTATCACCTTCAATTAGTCCTTCACTATCACCATCTGCAAGCGTGAGTCCAAGTAAGTCTCCTAGTGAATCACCTAGTGTTAGTCCCTCAGTATCTCCAAGTATTAGTCCATCTCTTAGCCCTAGTGCTTCAAAGAGTCCATCAGCTAGTCCGTCTGTATCACCTTCATTATCACCTAGTGCTAGTGTGTCACCATCAGCTAGTCCATCTGTATCACCTAGTATATCACCTTCTGCTAGTATATCACCTAGTATTAGTCCTAGTGTATCACCTAGTGTATCACCTTCAGTATCACCTAGTATTAGTCCTAGTGTATCTCCTAGTGTATCACCTTCAGTTTCACCTAGTATTAGTCCTAGTGCAAGTCCAAGTCTGTCACCTAGTGCAAGTGTATCACCTAGTGTATCACCTTCAGTTTCACCAAGTATTAGTCCTTCAATTTCTCCTAGTGTGAGTCCAAGTAAGTCTCCAAGTAAGTCTCCATCAGTGAGTCCCTCTCTTTCACCGAGTGCTTCACTTTCCCCAAGTGCTTCTATATCTCCAAGTGCCTCACCAAGTGGGAACTCAGCTTCATTATCTCCCTCTGGTTCACCTAGCTTGTCACCATCAGCAAGTATAAGTCCATCTGCATCCCCAAGTATCAGTCCATCTGCATCCTTAAGTCCAAGTGTTTCTCCCAGTGCATCACCAAGTGTAAGTCCTTCTGCATCACCTAGTGTGTCCCCAAGCTTGTCACCATCAGCTTCTCCAAGTCTAAGTCCAAGTAAGTCTCCAAGTATTAGTCCTTCTGTTTCCCCGAGTGGGAGTCCTAGTATCTCTCCAAGCATTAGTCCTAGTGCTAGTGTAAGTCCATCTGTTTCTCCAAGTGTTTCACCTAGTGTATCTCCTTCGTTGAGTCCTTCAGCTTCACCAAGCTGGAGTCCATCAGCAAGTGTTAGTCCGTCATTATCTCCTTCATTATCTCCATCTGAATCACCTTCATTATCTCCAAGTATCAGTCCATCTGAATCACCTTCATTATCTCCAAGTGTAAGTCCATCTGCAAGTGTGAGCCCAAGTAAATCTCCTAGTGTTTCACCCAGTATTAGTCCTTCAATATCACCAAGTGCTTCACCAAGCTTAAGCCCATCAGCTAGTATTAGTCCTTCACTTAGTCCTAGTATTAGCCCAAGTATTTCACCATCAGCTTCGGTAAGTCCTTCAGTTTCTCCATCTGTTTCTCCAAGTGTTTCTCCAAGTAAGAGTCCTAGTGAATCACCAAGTATTAGTCCATCAGCTTCAAAGAGTCCTAGTGCCAGTCCATCTATTTCACCAAGCGCTAGTCCTTCAGTTTCTCCATCTGCCAGTCCAAGTGTAAGTCCTAGTTTGAGTCCTAGCGCTTCACCAAGTATTTCACCTAGTATTTCACCTTCAGCATCTCTTAGTCCTAGTGTTAGTCCATCAGTATCACCTAGTATATCTCCTAGTGTATCTCCTAGCATAAGTCCATCTTTATCACCATCAGCTTCATTATCTCCTTCTAAGAGTCCAAGTGTTTCACCGAGTTTGAGTCCTTCAGCTTCCGTAAGCCCTAGTGCTTCACCAAGTATTTCACCTTCAATTTCTCCAAGTATTAGTCCAAGTAAGTCTCCAAGTAAGTCTCCAAGTATTAGTCCATCTGCGAGCGTAAGTCCTAGTATAAGTCCTTCTGTATCACCTAGTAAGAGCCCTAGTGCTTCACCAAGTGTTTCTCCTTCTGTTTCTCCAAGTGTTTCCCCTTCTGTTTCTCCAAGTGAGTCACCCTCAATCAGCCCTTCATTATCTCCAAGTATTTCTCCATCTTATAGTCCTAGTATAAGTCCTTCTGCATCACCTAGTATTTCACCATCATTATCCCCATCATATAGTCCAAGTATTTCCCCGAGTATTAGTCCAAGTGCTTCACTCAGTCCATCATATAGCCCTTCATTATCACCTTCAATATCTCCAAGTGCTTCACCTACGGCTGAATGGAATGATCAGATAATCGATTTTGTAGCAGACCCGCTTACAAATAAGTTTCTTGCAGATCAAGGTTCTTTTATATTTGAAGCAGTTCCACTTACAAATAAGTTTCTTGCAGAGCAAGGTTCTTTTATATTTGAAGCAGATTCGCTCCTATTTAATTTCTCAGTGGATAAGGTTGTGTAAAAGATGGCTATTGCTGTAAGATCAGTTGGGACAATCGCATCTTCGATAAATGCAATTACCGCAGGATTACCTTCCGGTGCAGCCACTGGTGACATCCTTGTATATATTATTGAAACTTATAATCAGGCAATCACAGTTGATGGATGGACTGAGTGTGATAGTAGTCCTGTATCAGAGACCACGGACGCAACACGCTTATCAGTTTTCTGGTGCAGGTATGACTCAGGATCCCCTGTAGGTAGGGTTACTTCAGACTCAGGTAATCACCAAATAGGAAGAATCATAGCCTTCAGTGGCTGTCGTGCTGATGGAGATCCTTGGAACATAACTGCTGCAGGAACTGATACATCTTCCGATACTTCTGGGTCAATACCAGGTGCTGTAACTACATATGATAACTGCATGATCGTTGCTGCTATAAGCCACGGCATAGATGTAGGGTCAGATGGCACAGGTGATTTTGACTCTTGGACAAATGCTTCCCTTGCCTCATGTGACGAGCAGATAGACAATTACCGCACCGCAGGCAATGGTGGGGCTATCGGTGCTGCTACAGGGATAAAGGAAGTAGCAGGAACATATAGTGCAACTGATGTAACAGTGGCTAGGAATTGTAGGAAGGCAATGTGGTCTGGAGCATTGATTCCACAAGGAGCTTCTCCATCACAGTCCCCTAGCTTAAGTCCGTCTGCTAGTTTATCACCTAGTTTAAGTCCTTCATTATCTCCAAGTTTGAGTCCCTCAGCTTCATTATCTCCAAGTTTGAGTCCTTCGGGACTACCCTCCTTTGTTTATATAACTAATTATTATGATACTGTAAATAGTATTACATTTACCCCAACAGCAGGGAACACCCTTATTGCTTTTTGTGGGCATACTGGGTCAGATATAAACTTTATACATGGTCCTGTTGATGGTGTTAATACCTGGACACAAATTCATACAGTTGAACAGTTTGCAGTAGATAATTTCTCTGGTAGGTTGTATTATTGCAATAGTTGTGCAGCGGGATCAACAACCGTCCATTGGGATGCTAATTCGGCTGAAGCCGATTTCATAATATTTGAATATTCGGGCGTTGGGATTCTTGATGTTTCTAATGGATCTGGATCAACTTATATGGATCCTTGGACTACAGGGAACATAACTCCATCTGCATCCGATCAACTTATCTTTGGTTGTATCATTTCAGCAGGATCAGTAACGAACCCAACTGGATATACTTCTCGCTCAACCTATCACAACAATCAATTTGGGGATAGAATATCTGTATCAGGGTCTTACGATTATGGATCGGACACAGGTGGGGAAGATGGCTTTGTAGCCTTCATTGCTACGTTTCTTTCAGTGGAAGGAGGCCCATCAGCATCTTTAAGTCCTTCCTCCTCTCCTAGTTTCAGTCCATCAGCCTCAATGAGTCCAAGTCTGAGTCCTAGTAAGTCTCCAAGTCTGTCACCATCAATTTCACCAAGTTTGAGTCCGAGTGCTAGTTTAAGTCCATCAATTTCACCAAGTCTGAGTCCTAGTTTAAGTCCTTCTCCATCAATTTCTCCAAGTCTGTCACCATCAATTTCACCAAGTTTGAGTCCGAGTAAGTCTCCAAGTATTAGTCCAAGTATTTCACCATCATTATCTCCTTCAGTCTCTTCGAGTAAATCACCAAGTGTATCTCCAAGTATTTCCCCTAGTCTCAGTCCTTCTATTGGATCAGCTTCTTTAAGTCCTTCTGCTTCACCTAGTTTGAGTCCTTCTACAAGTTTAAGTCCTTCATTATCTCCTAGTTTGAGTCCGAGCCTGTCCCCAAGTATCAGTCCTTCGGCTAGCTTATCACCATCACTGTCCCCAAGTATCAGTCCGAGTATCAGTCCATCACTATCCCCGAGTGCAAGTTTATCTCCAAGCTTTTCTCCATCACTTTCTCCAAGCTTGTCTCCAAGTAAGAGTCCTTCAGCTAGTCCAAGCATCTCACCAAGTGCTAGTTTGAGTCCTAGCTTGAGTCCCTCAGCCAGCATCAGTCCGAGTAAGTCACCAAGCAAGAGTCCTTCATTATCTCCTTCTATTTCACCATCATTATCTCCAAGTATTTCACCATCACAGTCCCCTAGCTTAAGTCCGTCTGCTAGTTTATCACCTAGTTTAAGTCCTTCATTATCTCCAAGTATTTCACCGAGTGCTTCATTGAGTCCTAGTAAGTCTCCAAGTCAGAGCCCCTCACTTTCACCAAGCTTGAGTCCTTCTAAATCTCCAAGTCTTTCTCCTTCATTATCACCAAGTAAGAGTCCAAGTGCCTCCCCATCATTGTCACCATCATTGTCACCAAGTATTTCACCATCACCATCCACAGGATCTATAGGATCAGCAAGTCTTAGTCCATCAGAATCACCAAGTCTTTCTCCCTCATTATCTCCTAGTTTAAGCCCTTCATTATCTCCATCATTATCTCCAAGTATTTCACCATCATCTTCATTGAGTCCCTCTTTATCACCCAGCCTGAGTCCAAGTCTGTCACCTAGCAAATCACCATCATTATCTCCATCATTATCTCCAAGTATAAGTCCGAGTATCAGTCCCTCGGCTAGTTTGAGTCCGTCAAAATCTCCAAGTCTATCCCCAAGTTTGTCTCCCAGTCTCAGTCCCTCAGCTAGTATTAGTCCTTCTCTTTCTCCAAGCTTGTCACCAAGTAAAAGTCCTTCTCGTTCACCAAGCATGAGTCCGAGTAAGAGTCCTTCTCTTTCTCCATCATTATCCCCGAGTGAGAGTCCATCACTTAGTCCTTCGGCTAGTCTTAGTCCGTCTGTCTCTTCAAGTGCCTCACCAAGTGCCTCACCAAGTGAGGCTATAAAATGCACCTCCTTTGTAGAAACATTTCTGGCAGATAAGATTATATATACCTATAAATTTATTTTTCCATTGTTTTCTTATAACACTTCATATTATTATAATAATAGACAAGAATATCTTCTATTAGAAGATCTTGTTATAGATAGGAGGAAAATATGGACTTTGGCACAGGCAGTATAGAGATCAGATATAATACAGATTCCTGGGGTCCTTTTGATTTTGACTTTATAGATGCCCTTCCCGCAGGTGAGACAATAGCCACAGTCTCTGTGCAGGCATATTATGGTAATATGAAGCCAAAGAGTGATATTAGTTCTTTCACTTCCTGTGCCACCCTTATAGAAGCAGGGACCTTATGCACCAGTAGTCACCATATCCAATTAAAACTTCAACACCCTGGAACGGATCCAGGTGACTCAGGAAAGAAATGCACACTAAGAATAAATATATCTACAGATAGTGGAGGGAAATATCCATTCCTTTTCTATCCAGTAAATATTTACGGTAGTTTATAAGGAGGATGACACATGGCTATCATAGTTGAAGATGGAACATTAGTAGCAAATGCAAATAGTTATGTGACTGTTGCGGAGGTGGATACCTACTGTGAGAATAGAGGATTGACTTCATGGGATTCTCTTGGTGATGAAATTAAAGAAGCTTCTCTTCTTAGAGGAATGGATTTTATAGAAACAAAACCATTTAAAGGAGGAAAGTCATTCTTCGATAATCCATTAGAATGGCCTAGAGTAAATTGGTATCAACCAACGAATGTATCAGCTTATGATATTATTGATTACGAAGGAGTCATTCCTCTTGGATTGAAATTAGCGGTTTGCCGAGCAGCTTATGAAGAATCTCTTGTTGCAGGATGTCTTCAGGAAGGAACATCAAGAGACGATTTTATTACTAGAAAAAAGATAGATGTCCTTGAGGTTGAATATAAATTACCTGTTTCAGGAACTGTATCAGGAATTGTAGAAACATATCCACAGATAGATGGTCATCTCAGAACTTTATTAATGGATAGCACCATAGTAAAGGTGGTAAGAACATAATGGATTATACAACTGATCAGAAAACAGCGTATGATATGATTTCAGAATATGGGACATTATTAACCTTGACATATATTACTATGGGAACATATATTACAGCTACTGATTCATTTACGAATACTTCCTTGGCATGGAGTTTACCTTATTTGGATACTAAATGTAAACTTAGTGATTTTGGAGATTCAGTAATGTCAGGAGATAGGACCTTTATTATTCCTGGAATTGATTCTAATTCTGCTGATCTTCCTAGATTAGATATATCAAAAGGAACAAGCAGAAAGCTTACAATTAAGGTTCAATCAAGAGTTTGGATTCCGGTAAATATTTTTCCTGTTTGTCCAGGAGGAACAGTGATTCTTTATAAGATACAAGCGAGGTCATAAATGGCTAATAGAAAAGGAACCCCTTTTCCAGCACCAGGACCAATTAGTGGGAGAGTCCATCCCTTTAGTATTCCACGTAGAGAAACACCACCTCCACCTGAATCTACTGTAACTGACTCTGCTGATCAGTTTGCGATACAATTGGAAGAGTGGGGTACTTTTGTTGAGCAAGATATTAATAATATCGTTGAGAATGCTGCATTGAAATTTGAGGCTGCTGTTATTAATAATTCTCCTGCTGATTCAGGTGCTTATATAGCTAGTCATGGAATTGCAAATGGAAGTAATCCTGGGAGTGTGGAGAAAGGAACAGGATTATCTGAATCTGAAGGTGGAATTGCTGTTCTTAATGGGGTTCTCGCTGCTCAAAAAGCAATAGAAAAAGCACAGTCATGGCATTGGGATGGAGTTAGTGAAATTGTTTTTTATAATAATCAACCATATGCAGAAATTATTGAATATGGTGGGTATCCTTTAGATCCTGTTCAAGGTTCATATGTTAAAAGAGAGAAGAGGTTTGTTATTAAGAGCAGAGGAGGATATTCAGCACAAGCTCCTCAAGGGGTTTATACTCTTGCTTCTGTTGAACTTTCAGAAATTCTTGAAGAAGAAATTCTGAAACATGGAGGTAACTGGAGTTTTGATATAGGTGGTGGAGAATGACGAATGAAAAAGTAAGGGAATCATTGGTCAATCAAATAAGTGGATCTTGGGCTACTTGCACTCCTATAGCTCGTCCCAACTATGAGTTTGAACCTCCTTCTGCTGATTCAGTAGACAGTAATTATACACAACCATCTTGCTTCATTAAGTATTATATTAGGATTGGAAATGCCGCAACAAAGGAAATACGAGGAGTTGGTCTTCGGTACGGTGTACTGATGATAGAAATAAACCAACCACTAAGCACAGGAACAAAGATAGGAAATCAGCTTACTGATAGGATGGAAGCTGCTTTCCGTCTAAAGGATCTGAACGGCGTTCAGATTGGAGAGCCGTACACAATTGACATCGGGGAGTTACACGAAAAACATCAATCTGCAAATCGGTCGTTTTATAGGTTTATGGTTAATATCCCATTTTCATGTTGGATCGGGGAATAGAAAAAAGTAGGAGGATTTAATGGTATGCCAAACATAGCATTAGCATCAAAACAAAGAGTTTTCGCTGTGAAGGAGCCTACCAAGGGAACTTTTGCATGGCCTGTCGGTACTACAGATTTTATTAGACCGGTAGGTAATGCAACTGTGAATCAGAATCCTGCATTTGCAGATTCTCTTGAACTGAGTGCTTCCCTTGACGTTCTTGATCAATTTCCATCAGCGGTACCTGCTGCTGAATGGAAATTAAGTATGTATGCAAGACCCAATGGTCTTGGTAATGCTCCTCAAGGAGATATTCTTTTTAAATCTCTCCTTGGAGTGAATGTTGCTACTACAGCAAGTCTTGCAACACATAATGCTGCAACAGCAACACAGTTTGGCCTTGGATCTTATTATCAAGGTGCTGTTTTAACCGGACGTACTCATGTAGGTACAGGAGGGGTAGTTGGAGGATATGTTCAGGGTGGTGAGTTCCCTCAGAAGGGGGTTTTCACAATAACCTCCGCGGCTGGGGGTTCCGAGACAGTCTTTTATGAGCGATATGATAGGGCGTCACCATCCATGATTCAGGGAGTGGGCTCTCATGGAACATTATGTTGTGGTCCAACAAGAACATCGTATAATAGTACTACAGCTCCAGCTATTGGACATAACGCAACAAATAGTCAAATCACACTAAAGTCGCAGCTTTATGCGATGGCTACTAAGGCATGTTCTTTCTCCCTTTGGATTGAGTCTGATTTCTTTGTTCAGGGAATTGCAGGTGCATCATGCAATCAGGGAGTTCTGAAGGTAGCTAACCAGGGTGGTTTACAGTTTGATTTTACAGGACAAGGTATGCAAATGGTTTGGGCTGGTTATTCAACATTAGCAAGTGATGGTCATCTTTCTAGAGGTACCGCAGTTGGTGTTAACTCTTATGGTACCTTGTATGTGACTGATGCTAAGTTGTTCAGTAAACAAGCACGAATCTGTAATCAAAGTCCGAAGTCTGGTCTTAGTGTATCACCCCCATTAGCAGTAGATTCAAATAGTGTAACGGGTTATACTATTACTGCTGTAAATGCAACAAATAACTATATTGTGGTTACTCCAAGGAAGACAGCTTGGTGGGCAACAGGTGATGTAATCAAAGGCTTCTTACCTATTGAAACTACAGTAGGTACTGCTATTGAAGCCAGAGATTCTTTAATCTACTTTAACGGTGTAGCAGCCGTTATTAAGTCTGCTGACCTTACAGTGAACTGTCCAAAACAGTATGTAACTGATGAGGTTGGAACTACATATCCAACAATGTTCATGGAAGGTAAAAGAGACATTTCCTCTACAGCAGGCCTTTACTTCCGTGAAGCAGATGCCAAATATTTCACTGATGGCTATGCTGGTAACAATGTTAAAGTTAAAATGTTGTTCGGAGATACAGACGGTTATAAGTGTTTAGTGTATATGCCAAAGGTCAAACTTCAAGTGCCTACAGTAACACCGGCGGCTCCTGCAGTTGAGTTGTCAATGCCAATGAAAGCACTTGGAACATTAGGTGAGGACTCACTTGAGCTGAGCTTCATTTAAGGAGGTCAGTTAGAGTCAAATATTTGGGAGGATAGGCGTAAGCCGAAAAGGGCTCCCCCGACACCCCTGCCTCCCATTTTTTTTCTTAAGGAGAATTTTATGGGTGGGAAACCAAATAGGGGAACAGATAAAGACAGAAGGTTGAAAGAGAATCAAAGACATTCGATTAAAAAGAGGAAGAAACTTAAGAAGTTTGAGGATAAATGAATGTTATACCTCTTCTTAACATTTTCATCACTAGAAAAGTGATGTAGTGTAAATAAAAATAGTTAAAGGAGAATTATCATGGCATTAAAGTTAAAGACAAAAAAAGTTAGTTTTTGGGTTCTCGTAAATGAAAATTTACATTGTGAGAAAATAGAAGAGGATTATAAACTGGGGGATGGGGAATGTATGTTTTTAATTGATCTTCTTGATCCCAAAGATTCTTACTCACTTATTGATAATGCTATTGAGCATGAGTGGGAAAGGAATCAGAGGTTTGATAAGCCTAATTGGCTTAAGCTGAAAACACAGAAGATCAAGAAGATGTTTCAGGATTGGAAAGGGGTAGTAAATGAGGACACTGGTGAAGTGATCCCCTGCACAGATCAAATGAAACAACTTTTATTTCTTAACAACTCATCTGTTTTTGATGCGGTGGTTGACTTTGCTGAGGAAATCCAAAAGAAGCAACAGAAGATTAAAGAGGATGATCTAAAAAACTTAGAGAGTGGGCAGACTGGGAGTTCCGAGGAGGACGAGTCAACGACTGTGAAGATTGCAGGAGAGTCTACAAAATAAACAACGACGAACCTCCATGTGATACAACTTGTCCTAAGCCCAAGAGGGAGATAGTACAAAGTAATATGAGGGCCTGGGATCTTTTCAGATTATGTTCCTTACGTTGTAGACCAGCAGCGTTTGAAGGAATTATGCCAATAATGCCTGAAGCAGCTAAAGGTGTAGTTTTTGACTACGATGGTAATTTTGATGATTATGAAAAGATTTTATATATAGACAATATCTTTTTATCTATTAAATATGAGGAGATGGAACAGAAAAGGAATCAGGAAGAAATGGAAAGAAAAAATAAAGAAATGCAACAATAAGGAGAAGTATGGATAGGAATAAAAAGTGTGGGGGGAAGAAGAAGGGCGGTAAGAAAGGGAAATAGGAGGATATTTTTTATGGCAAAGAAGAATTGGATTGCTGGGGCCACGAAAAATAAAGGAGCCTTTTCTCGGGCAGCAAAAAGGGCACATATGTCCACAGCAGCATACGCAACCAAGGTATTGAAAAAGGGAAGTAAAGCATCAAGTACAATGAAGAGAAGGGCCAATTTAGCAAAGACTTTATCTAAGATGAGAGGTAAATAATTGCAATGAAGACATTCTCCCTCAATTTTTCAATTACAAATGCAAAAGCTTCTATTGAAGATTTAAAATCTTTACTTAGGTCTCTTGGACTTAGTGTTAAAGACATTGAAACAATTGTAGGGGGATTAGAGTCTAAGATTGCAAAGATGATTCCAAAGACACTTCAGGCAGATGCAGCAGGATTTAAATCTGTAATAGATAATTTAAATGCTTCTTTAAGTGCTTTGGGGATGAAGGACAAAGAGATAGCGAAACTTACAGCACCAATTATGACTGCTATAGGACAGTTTAAAGAATTAGGAATAGCGGTAAAAACATCGTTAGGTACTGCAACTGCTGAGGTAAGCGCACTTCAGGTCTCGTTAACTAAGTTAGGGACGTCCATGTCTGTTCTTAATACAGCAGGTATGCTTGGGGCTTCAGCAACTGGAAAATCTGGAATAAATGCTCCTTTAGGTTACCGAACACAACAAGAGAAAGAAGGATTTCAAAGTGCTGCTTCTACCCTTTATTATTATCCTGGGGCTGCAGGTCTTCCTCAAGGATTTGACAAAGGTTCAGTCCAAGCTTATGATCAATACCTTACAAATATTTCAAAAAAATCTAAAGATGCCGCTTCCATTATGGGCCAGACAAAACAAGCTTTAGCTGGTCTTGGTTCTGGTGAGTCCTTTTTTGTAAATACAACACAAGGTTTTGAAAAAATGAAGGCACCAGTTCAATCAGCAACAAAAGCACTTGAACAACATAAAGAAGAAACTAAAAAAGTAACAGCGGAAACGAAACAGTTAACGGAACATACTGAAAAGAGTGGGAAAGGTTTTGCTGGATTGATTCCTCATGTCCTTGAAGTCACTGCTTCCTATATGGCTATGAGAGCTACTCTTCGTGCAATAATAAGCTCCTTTACAGAAAGTGTTGCATTTGAACAAAAGATGGCATGGGTTGGTGCCGCTACTAGATCTACAACTCAAGAATTACTTTTGTTGAAAAATGCAGCTAAAGAAATGGGGGATACTACGGCATTTAAAGCCACTGAAGCTGCTGATGCATTAAAATATTTAGGATTTGCCGGATTTACAGCAATGCAATCTATTGAAATGTTACCTAAGGTTCTTAATTTAGCTCTTGTAGGTGAAATGGATGTTGCAAAAGCAACAGAGATAGCAACCAACGTCCTTCTTAGTATGGATATGAGTGTTGGTGAGCTTGAACGAGCTTGTAATGTCTTAACTGATGTTTCCATTAGAACAGTGACTCAAGTTGAAGAATTAGGACAGGCTTTTAAATTTGCAGGACCTTTAGGCGGCCAACTAGGATATACGCTTGAAGAAGTAACAGCAATGTTAGGCCAACTTTCACAGGCAGGGTTGAAAGGTGGAATTGCAGGAAGAGGTCTTCAAGCTGCATTTTTGAATACTTCTAAAGCAGCAAAAGCACTTGGAATGTCACTGGATTCCGATTTAATTAGTGTTCTTAAGAAACTTGATGAGCAGCATATTGGACCTGTAGCAATCGCTAAGCTCTTTGGAAGAGAAGCAACTAAAGATGTTTTGGTCTTGAAGAATAATATAGCACAATATGAAAATCTTTTAAGATCAGCCCAGAATGCTGCTGGGGCAACAGACACATTTGTAGCAAGATTACAAGAAACACAGATGACATTTAAACGTTTAGGGGCGGTTATAGCAAATATAGCAATTGGAGCATTTGAACAATATTCTGAATCACTAAAAGAAACACTAAGGAATACTATTGAATTTTTCCAGAGAAATGAAGAAGGGATAATTTTACTTGTAACAAGTATAGGTAGTTTAATTAAAATAGGAGTTGATCTTGCAGCCAGTTTTGCTTTGTGGAAAGGGCTCTCTTTTCTTTGGGGAACAGCTTTGATGCAAAATGCTAGTCAATTAGCTGTCCTCGAAGCTGCCATGGTTTCAACAACTGCATCCACTAGTATTTTTACTGCCGCTGGGTTTAGATTGGGACAAGCCTTAAGTGGTGTCGTTGCATTATTTAAAACCTGGTGGCCATTATTGGCTGCATATGCAGCCATGAAGTTTGCTACATATGTATATGAACAGGTGACCGCTTTCAATGAGTTGCAACAAGCCCAAAAGGAAGTGGCAGACAGATGGGAGACCCTTAAAAACTTAGATCCTATTAATCTTGCAGCCAAACTTTCGACTGGCAATGGATTCGAGGAATTATTAAAGGACCTGGATGATGCCCTCGCCAAGTTGATTAAAATGAAGGCAGCAATGGAGACCCCTGGCTCCGGTGCTCAGTTTGCTAGACAATTCAAAATTAATATGAAGGCCTGGGGGGATTTACTTGGAATAGAGGTTTATGTTCCTCCTACATCCGAAGAATTAAGTAAACAAATTCAAGAAAAATATGCTCAGAAACAGAGTGTGTTTACAGCAAGAGCATATGAGAAGGCCGGAGCGGTATTGCCATATATAGCAACAGAATCGGGAGCAGGAGACAGGGAAAAACAACTTGCTGCTCAACAGAGGATTGAACTTTCTTATGCTGCTGCAAACACTAAAACCCTTCAAGATACTATTAGAAATAATAGGTTATCTAGAGAGGAATTTGATAAACTGCCTGATTATAAAAAGGTAGGAGGATTAGTAACTGAGCAAACGTTGGCTAATATGAAATCTTGGTACGATCAGCTTGATTCTATTAAAAATCCAACTAAAGAACAAGCAGCAACTCTGAATACTCTTGGAACAGCCATCATGAATGTAAACGCAGCCTTCTCTATGGCGAATAATCCTGCTTTAAAGTTTAAGGAAGTTGTTCAGACCAAGAAAACAGTTGACACCGGAACCCTTCCGGATCTGAAACTTACTGCTCGAGTTGCTTCTGAGGCTGAAAAATATCAAAACGAAATAGATGAAATTCTTATACATGGAGAAGATCAGGAACAGAAAGCTGATAAACTATTTGCTGAATGGAGAAAGATAGCAATTCAAGCTCCCAAAGTGGGCTTTGAATCCATGAGGTCAGGTGTCATTGAGCAAATTAAGGAAGCTATTATTGATAATGGGGGAATGATAAAAGCAATTAATGATGAATGGGCCACACTTTCAAAGGATATGAATAAATTAATTCCACAGTATTATGATATACAAACTTTAGAGGAAAATCGAAGATTTGATAAACAAATCCAGGAAATACAAACTCATGAACTTCGTATCAATGAACTTATTGATAAAGCTAAAACATCAAGACCAGATCAAGTAGGATTACTTTCTAAACAATTACAACAAGCACATGCTCAAGAACAAGAAGCAAATATTCAACATCAGTTAAAACTTCTTGAAATACAGCAATCTGGTGAAAATGCAATGCTTGTAGAGAAACAAAAAGCATTGTCTGAACTTTCCTCTATTGCCCAAGAACTTCCAAAAGGCAGTAGAGAATATTGGGACGCACAATTAGAATCTACGAAAGCAAACTATGCACTTCAGAAAAAACAAATATTGGATAGAATTGCATTAAGACAGAAAGAAATAGACATGAGAAAAGGGGGAGAAGAAGTAAAAGGAGAAAAAACTGTACCAGAAAAGATGACAGATCTTTTTCTTACAGGGTCAAAAGATTTAAGTACTAAATTTGTTGACGGCGCCACGAAAATTAGTGATATTTTTGTTACTGGTGCTAAAGATATAAGCAATATCTTAGCTGGGAAGACCCCTAAAGGAGGGGGTGGTGGAGGGGCTACTGGAGGGGGTGGTTCTATTAGTCCTACAGGAACACCTTCATCTACTACAGGAACAGGATATGGTTTAACTAATATTGCTAAAGGAACAATGGTAACTGGTGCTCTTGCTCCTACACAAGATTTTTCTGAACTACAAGATATTATAAAAAAGTATATGTATAAACCTCTTACAGATCTTGATGATACAATGAAAGAAAGTATTCTTCTTAATCTTTCTACAAAAAGTCCTGAAAAAACAACAAAGGATGAGGATACACGAGAACTTACTAGTGCAATTGAAACTGCATTTATGGGTGCATTTCTTCCTTTTGGAATGTCACTTAAAAAGTATACCACTGATACTAAAGAAGCTGGATTCATTACTCCTCAAGGAAAGATGATAGACTTATCAGGAGGAGTAGAAGGAAAGAGAACATTTACTCATTACGACTATGCTATTAGGCATGGATTTGAAAGTTTAGAAAAATTTATAGAGAAGGGCTTTATTCGGATGCAAAGTGGTGCGGGGGAGGGACCTTCATTTATTAATAAACCTAGTGCCAATAGAGGATATCTGGAAATTGGTTCTTCACCAACTAAACCTCAATACGATATTATGAAGAAAGTAATAGACGAAAGTGGTGGTGGGGTTGACGTTGATCTTATTAAAGGTAAATACAGATGGTATTTAGAAGCTGATCCATGGAAGAAAACAAACGATATTCTTACAGATATAAAAGATTTTTACCGAAAGCTTGAATATAATCCTGAAGCGAGTACGATAGCAGAGAGTAAGATAAGAGATAGAGAGTTTGAAGCATTGGCCAAGAGTTTAGAGAATGTAATAAAAGAATTGACTGTTTTCAATTCAAAAGATGAAAACATTGGAATGCAGATTAAAAAAGTATTCAAGACTACTACTGATATTAAAGAAGCAGGATTTGTAGCCCCTTCAGGAAAGATGATAGACTTATCAGGTGGAAAGGAAGGGATGAGAGATATAATGCATTCTATGTATGCTCATCAAGCAGGATATGAATCTTTACAGAAATTCCTAGAAGAGGGCTTTATCCGAATGGAGTCGGGTAAAGGCGCTGGGTTTATGGGTCGTGGCAGAGAAGGGTATATGGATATTGCTAAAGAACCAACCAGTGCCCAATATAAGACTATCAAAGAAGTAATAGATAGTCTTGGTGGAGAGATTAGATTTAATCTACAGGGAGGATTAAATAAGTCTGAAAGTGAAGGTTGGATACCAGCTGATCCAGAAAGGAAAACAAAATATATTATTAAAGAGATAGAGAATTACTTTAGAAGCGCATCTGAAGAGAAGGGAATAGAAAATCTAGCAAAAGAATTTGCTGTTTTCAATACAAAAGAAGAAAAAATAGGAATGCAGATTGAGAAGTTGTATCATGGTTCTATGGCTTTATTTAAAGATAATAAGTTTGAGGACAAATACATTGGATCAGGAGAAGGAAGTCAAGTATTTGGATATGGTCATTATTTAACACAGGGAAAAGAAATAGCTGCGGACTACACAATGAATGGGGGAATGACTTATAAAGGACAAGTAGTAGATTGGATGGAGTTTGGAAACATACTTGCAAAGGAATTTGAAAAAGCAAATCTAGAACTCAAGACACCAATTGAAAAAATTGACTTACTTTTAGACAACCTTGCAAGTACAATTTCTAGTAGACTCTTAGAAACAGGAAAAGTAGAGGGAATCAATCCTTACAGAGGAAGTTCTGAATATGATCTAAGCCCATATACCAGAGATTTGCTTAATAAGTACCCTGAAGATTTAGAAAAGATGTTCGATTATGTAAAAGATACATTCGGAAAAGATCTAGGAAAAGAAAAAGGATACATTGTTGAAGCAACTCTTAGTAAAGGTGCAGAACATGATTTATTAAAATGGGCAGAAGCAGTTTCTCCTGAACAGCTTGGAAAAGTAATTACACAAGCACAGAAAGAAGGATGGGTTAATCCTTTAAAGGAACTGACAAACTTTTTCCCCAACCTTCAGAAGGTAGCTTCGCAGCAGATGACTGGAGAAGCTCTTTATAATAGAATAACAACCTTTTTTGTAACATCTATTCAAGGAGAAATTGAAGCGGCTGCTAAAGAGACGGCAAAATGGACTGGAGGTGATTGGTATAGATATGCTCCTGAAATAGAAAAAGCTATTCCTTCTGCAGAACAACAGGCTTCTAAATTCCTTAATAGAGCAGGAATTACAGGAATGGAGTATCCATCTGGTACTTTATCAGGAATTAAAGATTCTCAATATAAAAACATTGTAGCTTATAATCCTGCAGATATTACTATAAATAGAATAGTAGATAATTTAGGAAATGTAGTAAAAGATTTTGAAAAGGTACTTGAGACAACGAAAATTCAAGGCCCTAAGCCACTTCTTGAAACAGATCAAATAATTTCCATTGGTAAAATCCTTGGTGATATTCAACAAAAAGGGATTGATGCAGTTGTTAAAACTTTTGGTGGATATGGTGAAAAGCTAGGACTCCTGACCAAGGGAGCTTCAGAAACAGAGTTTAGTTCTCAAAAAGTTGTGGTAGGAGAGTATTCTCTTCATCGGACTGATAAACTTGTTTCTACACTTAAAAGTATATTTGATAAAGGATTAGAAGCTAGACCAGGACCTGGAAGACAGCCTCCTCTTCTATTTTCTTGGAATACACTTAATGATGCTCGGCTTACAAAAGAAAGTAATAGTGCAGGATGGCAAGAACTTAAACCATTTGCTGCTCAGATGAAAGATACTGTAACATTATTGATTAAGAATAATGAAAGTATGTCATTTGGTAGAGGAGGTATTGCTGGTTCTGCTACAATGACACAAACAGTCCAACCTATAGATGTTTTTGTTCTCGATCCAAAATCATATGGAGGAAAAGCATTACCCCCTAAAATACAGAGTGCTATTCCAAGTGGACATTTAATTGGTTTAGAAGAGTTATCTATAGCAAAAATTGAAGCTCCTTTAAAATCAGGTGCTAGTAAATTATTAGAATATGTAGAGGGATTTAAAAATAGTGTTAGCAGCATTGCTGAAGCGGGTGAGGCTTCAAAAGGAATGGGGAAAGTGGGAATTCCTTTAGTGATAGGAGGAGTTACTTTAGCTGCTCTAGCTTCCTTATTGCCTGGAAAAGCACAGGCAGAAACAATTCCTAAAGGAACAGGATATGGTTTAAGTAATGTTGCTGGTGGAACAATGGGAACAACACAAGTAACAGGAGATCTAAAAGATATTATTCAACAGTATATGTATAAACCTCTTACAGATCTTGATGATACAATGAAAGAAAGTATTCTTTTGGAAGCAAGATCAGAAACATATGGAACGATAAGAACTGAACCTGAACGTGAAAAACAGGGAATTGAACTGCAATGGGATATAATGAAGAAAGAATTTTCTGAAGGAATTCAGAAAATGTTCACTGGATACCTAGGAACTAAAGGACTTTCATTAAATGAGATTATGGAGAGGAATAAAACTATAGCTCCTCAAATTCCACTTGAAGGATTAGTACAAGTAATAACATCTCCTATTACGGCCTTAATAGAAGGGGATGTGAAGCCAAAATTTGAATATATTGCTTCTCACTTAGGTGCAAGTGAGTCTATGGCTAAAAGAGATGCAAGTATACTTGGTTTCATTGCTACATTAGGATTGTTAGGTCCTGATTCTACAGCACCAGCAAAATATGAGGCTCAGATTGAGAAGTTAGCTCCTACATTTGAGAAAGTAGGTTCTGCTTTTGAGAAGTATGCAATGGAAGCCTCTCGTCCAGGAGACCTTTGGAAAGGAAGCAACACTCAAGTAAAATTAGGGGTTAGTAATTTACTAGAATATATAAAAGGACTTAGTGGTCTTATTCCACTTGGAATAGCTACAGCTAATTTAGATGCTACTAAACAGAAACAAAAAGGAACAATATCTAGACCAAAAGGAGTTACAGGAAGTAGGGAGGCTGCAACAGAACCATCTCCTGTGAAAACTATTGGGATGAGTCAAGGAACTATTCCAGAAGTAATTAAGCAATTTAAAGAAACAGCTAAAGCAACAGAAATAGATCTATTTTCATTTTCTGCTGCTGCTAGAGAATATGAGGAGGTACTATCTGAATCGCAAGAGAAGTTTAAGGGTACTGTTAAAGAAGCTCGTAAGAATATGGATGGGAAAGGAACAGGAACAGGACAAACAGTAAAAACAACCGTACCTTCCACAAGGCCTTCTGTAGGGCAACTATCCCCATATGGATATGGAGTATCTCCAGTCAGTATTATAGAAGACCTTGAGACAATAAATAAGTTAAAGAAAGCGGGAAATGCCTTAGATAGTGTTGCAGTAGACAATTTAGAGGAGTTACAAGAGATTGACAAAAAGAAAGTAGAGTTTAGTGAGGCTGCAGCAGCAAGGGCCGAAGCAAGAATAGAGAGAGAAAAAGCATCCTATGTCACCTCTAATCCAATTGAAGCACTTGCACTAGCATGGGAAGGATTTGAAGAAGCATCAAAAGATACTACTCCTGGTAGGAAGATGTATGAAACATGGACTAATGTATTTGGGATGATGCAACAATCCTTTTCTGATCTCTTTTATAATGTGTTGATGGGTAAGATGCATTCTCTCAGTGATATTATTAAATCTTTCTTTGTTAATTTAAAACAAAGTATTATGAGAATGATTGCTGATATAGCCGCTCAGAAAGTAGTGGTGAATATAGGAGCAAGTATTGCTGGAAGTATGGTAGGCAAAGGATTGAGTCAGATTGGAGGCGGTCTGATGAAATCCCTTGGTCTTGATAATATACTTGGTGATGTGTTTGGTGCAGGTGGAGCTGCACCTACAGGTGCTGGTAATTATGCGGGTATGGCTTCTCCTGTATTATCTCTTGGTCCTGAATGGGGTGTCCCTTCAGGAGCAGCAGCAGTGACAGCAGAGGCAGGAACAGCAACAACAGGAGCAATGACAGGAATAGCGGGAATTGGTGCTGGTATGGTAACTCTTGGGAAAGGTATCTCAGGATTAGCGACTCAATTTGGTAGCGGTGCTTTAACTGGACTTACAAACCCAAGTGCTATGTATGGTATGGGCTCTGTTGGAGGTGCTCCTCCTATGGCAGAGATGATGGGACAATATGCCCCATATGCAGCAGCAAGTTACCTTGGAGCTAGAACAATTGGTCATTATTTAATGCCGAAATATGATCAAAAGTCTATTCAGATAGGGGGGACAGTCGGAGGTACAATAGGAACATTTATATTACCAGGAATAGGAACAGCAATTGGAACTGCTTTAGGTTCGGTTATAGGGGGTTTGATAGGAGGGAGAACAAAGAAAGAATATTCCTACACTGCAGGCACTTTTTATGGTGCTGATACTTATTCAAAAACAAGCCAAGAGTCTTCAATTAAACAGAATAAATTAATGATTGAAGAATTAAAGAAAAATGGACAAGCCTGGACAGAAGGATCAAGACAAGCTGTTCAAGTTTTAACTAAGTCATCAGATGTATTTAAAAATTATACAAAAACTTTGAATACTCTTCCTACTTCTATGGGACAAAAACAATTAGGGGTCCTTACAGAACAAATACATAAGCAAATTGGAGACATGCCTGTAACAGCAACAAGTTTTGCCAAAGCAGGAAAGCAAATAGATACAGCATTGTCAAAGAGTTTGACAGAAGGACTTGATGCATGGAAACAACAGATGGAGCAATACTATCAAGAATTAATGACTTACACACAAAATTTAATGGGGAGTGCTCTTAGTGCTGCCTTTGGTTCTCCTAGTGTTAATTCTGCAACAGATAATTTTGTTTCCACTTTTAAAAAGTCATTTTATGATAGTATAGTGACTACTATTACTGATGCTTTTCTAAAAAGTAATACCGTTCTTAATATTACAAATGGGATTAAAACAATCGTTGATACTGCTGTCAAAGATGCTTCTATGGGCTTTGATATAAGAGAATATAGGACTTCTTTTACAGAAGTACCTTCAAGTCCTGTTAAGGAGATAGGGGGACTTAGTAATTTACAAGCAGGAATTCAAGGGATTGATTTTACTACAACTAAAATACAAACAACAGGAAATAAGGATAATAGGGAAACAAGTACTGTATTTGATGTGGAAGGACAAAATGCAGCAGTTCAAAAGCAAATAGATTTATGGGTAGAAACACAGAACCAGGCTGTGATCAAGGGATTTAATGAACAAGGAATAGCAACAGGAGATATTAAGTTTGATTTTAAGAAATATGATAAATTTTTAAAAGGTGTTTTTGATCCAAAAGCATTAGCAGATGCAGCTAAAGAAGGACCTGAAGAATTTAAGAAAGTTTGGGATGGTTATGTTGAAAAAGTAAATACTGGATTTGAAGATGCTGTTACTGGGGCGACTATCCCAACATATAAAAAAGGAGGATTGAACCTCAGTAATTTACAAGCAGGAATTCAAGGAATTGATCTTAGTCAATTTTATTCTACTAAGTCAATAACAACAGGTAGTGGTGATAGGGAACGCACTACTTCTCCTAAAGCATTTGATAAAACAGGACAACAAACAGCAGTTCAAGAGCAGATAAATTTATGGGTAGAATCACAAAATGAAGCTATAAGAACTTCTTTTAAGGAACAGGGTAAGGACGCCTCAACTTTTAATTTTGACGAATATGATGCATATTTTAAAGGCATCTTTGATCCAAAAGTATTATCAGAGGCAATGACGAAAGGACCAGAAGAATTTAAGAAAGTTTGGGATGGTTATGTTGAAAAAGCAAATGTTGGATTTGAAGATGCTGTTGCTTCAGCAGATACATCTGATTTTTCTCTGGATTTATTTAATAAATATCTTGATCCTGCAAAACTAAAAGATATGGCTGTTACAGCTGCAAATGAATTAAAGCCATATGTAGCAAATATGAAAATATATCAGGAAGAATTTGATAAAGCATCAGGGGTATTTGATGAAAAATGGAAGGATCAGGCAGCAGGAATAATTTCCAGTGCCCTTTCTGCTGGTATCGCATCTGGGAAGGTCGCTGATAGTATGACTTCGTTGAGAAAGCAGATGTATGACAGCATCTCAGGAGCTATGATTGATGCCTTTGCAAATTCAGCATTGATCCAGCAGTACATACAACCGTTCCTAGCTACGATGAACACTGAGATCGCCAACGCCACTGTGGGAGGGAATTTCAATACCACTACTTTCCTAGCTGCTATGAAACTTCCCCTCGCTATATTAAACGCTGGGATCTCCAGTTTGGAAGGACCTATGGCGGCTTTCATAACAGTCATGGGAGGAGTCAAGAAAAGTTTGGGTGTTGTCGATGATGCACTTGAAGCACTTGTTCCGGTTGTTGCTAGAATACCAGCAACTTGGGAGTTCTTTGCCAAGTCTACCACACCAGTAGTAGCACCACCTCCTCCTCCTCCTCCAGTGACAGTTCCTCACACACATCCACACCGTCGCTTTGCTCAAGGGGATGTTTTCTGGAAGGATATGATCACTCCCTTTGCTTATGGTGATATTTTTAATAAACCCACCTATTTCCCAATGAAGAAAGGTTTGGGTCTTTTGGGAGAAGCAGGACCGGAAGCAATAATGCCATTGTCCAAGGATAAGTCTGGAAAGCTTGGGGTAAAAACACAAGATAATACTATTCTTCCTCTCGCAAGAGGAAAGGATGGCAAATTAGGAGTGGATTTAAATCTTTTTAAGGAGATGTCCAAGTTTAGTGATAGTAAACTTACTAAAGAGATTATTAAATTTGGAAAGGACACAAAACTTAGTAAGGAATCCAAACTTAGTGCAATTGCTAAATTGACTAAGGATTCTACGTTTATTAAAGAGAGTACTAAACTGACTAGGGATTCTAAAGGAAATATTTTCCAGAGAGGAAAACTAACTTCCTTTGCTTTCGGAGATGTAATTGATAAATCTATTCCAATTGCCTTTTCTTCCGGTGGTATTTTCGATAAACCTACCAGTTTCCCGATAATGCCAAATAGAATTGGTCGTATGGCTGAAACTGGTCCTGAAGTGATTCTTCCATTGGCTAGAGATAGTTCAGGCAAGCTAGGAGTGAAGACACAAGGGAATGACAATGGAAGAAATATTACATTGCACATACATTACCATGGAACAGTGATTGAGGAGAAGAAGGCAGGTGTAGCCATAGCACGTCTGGCTTACGCAGAAATAAAGAAGCTCGAAGATAGGGGGCATTAAGATGGCAACGAGAGCGAGATTTCTTTATAATAATTACATCACAGCTGAGTCCATGCTTGCAGTATCTTCTTTGAGATCTGGGATAGTATCTTCCGCAAATAAGGAGGGAACTGGGTCCGCTTCTATAACCACTTCGGGAAATTATTCAGGCACTACGGACCTGGAATATGTGATCAGGATAGATTCATTGGGTACTGGGGAAATAGGATCATCTACATTTAAGTGGTCGGATGATGGAGGGTTAACTTGGGATGCCACAGGTGTGTTTACTTCTCATACAGCTACCTTATTGAATAATGGTGTCTATATCTGCTGGCCCCTGCATGGGGTTGGTGCGGACTTTGTTATGGATGACACATGGTATTTCCGGGGAGTCAATCCATTTAATCCTGGAAAGATGATAAATTATGATAGGGATTGTAGGTTCCGCTCCGGTCATCTAGATGCCCCGAATACAGTGACCATCTCTCTGGGATCTGCCCTTGAGGGACAGGCCATCGCTATTCTGGATCACAACTTTAGTAGTGGTGCCACAATCACTCTGGAGTTTGATTCCTCTACGGCATTTACTGGTGGAAACTATCATGTTGAAACAATTCCTTGGGCATCAGGAAAGATTCTCTATTATATAGGGAGCAGTGATGCCACACACACTACTGCAATCAGGACAAGACAATACTGGCGCTTGAATGTCACGGATGCTGCCAACCCAAACGGATTCATCGAAATTGGTGAACTTTTCCTAGGTACATATCTTGAGCTTTCTCGAAACTTCATCACTGGGTACAAGAGGGATCTAAATCTGATTGCGGAAATAAACAAGACTCCCTATGGTGTTGGGAGATCCCATTTTTATAACACTCAGTATATGTTTAGTTATGAGTTCAGGAATCTTCTTGAAGCAGACATTACGAGTATGAATACTCTAGTTAGTAGCACTACGAGTAGGACGACTGGCGTGAGGAAATTCTTTTACTTTAACAAGGACTCTGCAGATGTGGCCTCATTTTGGCCTGTGATAATATCCTCTTTATCAGTAACTAATCAGGATACATATCTCTATTTCTCAATGGCATTGGAGATGGAGGAGGTGTTAACCAGTGTCTAATAGGATACGAAAGGCTACTTATGATAGGCTGCTTCGTGGTGAGGTCCCAATTGTCTACTCTGTTATCTCCACTCACATGGGAGATAGAGTATTTGCTAAGAAAACGATGTTTCTTCGAACAACGGAAGAAAGGAACTTCTTACTGAATGGTGATTTTGAGCAATGGGATGATGGTTTATACACGGTTCCTCCTGGGTGGGCATTGTATGATAGTAATTCGTATGTAAGTGCTGGGAAAGTTGGGGATAGTCTTACAATGAGTCCATCTGCATCATTGTCTCCATCTGCATCATTGTCTCCATCTGCTTCAAAGAGTCCATCTAAATCACCATCTAAATCTCCAAGTAAGAGTCCAAGCATTAGTCCATCTAAATCACCTTCAGCCAGCCCATCGTATTCGGTCAGTCCTAGTGTATCACCTAGTAAGAGCCCTAGTGAATCACCGAGCTACAGTCCTTCTGCATCAAAGAGTCCATCTAAATCACCTTCTTTAAGTCCTTCTGCTTCATTAAGTCCATCAGCCTCCAAGAGTCCTTCAGCTTCACCAAGTTTGAGTCCTTCTGCTTCATTAAGTCCATCAGCCTCCAAGAGTCCTTCAGCTTCACCAAGTTTGAGTCCTTCTGCTTCAAAGAGTCCTTCAGCTTCACCAAGTTTGAGTCCTTCTGCTTCAAAGAGTCCTTCAGAATCACCTTCGCCGTCCCGTGGAAGTAATACGGTGTTCACTAACTACGCTTATTTTGACTCTGCATCCGACACATCAGCTCCTTGCGACAAGCCAACCGATACCTTAGATGATGACATCATGTTCGCCTTGGTATTCAGGAATGGTCTGACTACCAATCCAACCACAGCCCCAGCAGGATGGAATGCGTTTGGAAGCCCTATAAAGAATCCATCAGGTGGTGCCCCTGATGGGTGGTGGTTATATTGGAGAGTTGCAAGTAGTGAAGGAGCAACATACACTTGGGAATGGGCCGTTGCAGCACCAACCTCCATCACCATTGCTACATATAGGGGAGGATTCGATCCGGCAGACCCAATACATGTAATCTCTAATACAGCTTATACGACGTCAGATCACCATATTAGAGCAGCGACCATGAATGTTTCTTCACCTAGTGGTAAGACTCTTATAGTTATTGGGGGCTGTCATGATGCAGTAACTGTAAGTCCTCCAACCGCTCCTGCTACGTTTACGGAGGATGTTGATTATGATGCAAGCTTATCGAGTTTTTATCCGTCTTTCAACCACCTTGAATGGACAGTTTATGGATGGACAGGAAATATGGACATCACAATAAGCACCTCCGAGATACACAAACATGCCTTTGCAGTGGCACTGAATCCATAGGAGAGATGTATGTATCCAAAGAACGGTGACTATTGTGTTAAGATACAGCCTGCGAGTGGAAATCATGTGCAGAACGGAACCATGGAGGCGTGGACGGCAGGGGATTCGTCTGCCCCTGATAATTGGGAGTATTATGAAAGTGGGGCGACTGGATCTATAGCAAAAGAGTCTGTGAAAATACATGATAATTTGTACTCCGCTAAATTAACATCAGGAACGACTGCTGGAAATTATAACCAAATACATCAACATCTTTATAGTCCATTGGGTATTGATTATTGGAAGGGCAGGACTGTTATAGCAGGATGTTGGGTATGGTGTGCTTCGGCTAGTTCAGCATATATAACTATAGGAGATAATGTCACCTCAACCGATAGTTCATATCATACCGGTAATTCCACTTGGCAATATCTTACTGTTTCAAAAACATTATCTGGAGCAGCGACAGATTTTTATATATTGCTTACATGTGGAGATGACAATACAATTGCCTACTTCGATCAGGCTGTCTTGGTCGAGGGCGCTTTTTATGTCTATGGTACATATCAAGCATTAAATGTTAATGGAGGAATAGCCTCTTATGTGGGAAAGACTTTTATAGCAGGTGCCTGGGTGTTAGCTACTGAAAAGGATAGATTATATCTCGCTCTGCAATCAAATGGAACAGGAGGACATACCCATTATAGTGGTTATCATACAGGTAGTGGCACGTGGGAATGGCTGACGGTTGCACCCTATTCGGTACCAGCAGATGCGACAACTTTTACTTTTTATTTTTTAGCAGGTGCAGGTGCAACAAACACGGCCTACATGGACGGTGCTGTGGTTGTTGAGAGCAGTGGGGAAAAGTCTACGAACCACCTCGTGAATGGGACCATGGAGACATGGTCGGCAGGGGCGGCGGCAGCACCGGATAATTGGATATACTCTTGGGGAGGTCATATCGGTTCTATCGCTAGAGAAAGCACAACTATACGCAATGGCACTTATTCTGCTGCGATAACTTGCGCGGATACAGCGGGAGATTATTCTCAAATTTATCAGTTAATACAAGATCCTTTGGGTCTTCCTTATTGGGTAGGGAAAACAGTCACAGTTGGTGTCTGGGTTTGGTGTGCAGCAAATGGTGTGGCGGGTATCGCCATTGGGGATGAGGTAGGATCGGCTACAACATATAATTCCGTATTAAGTGGATGGCAATGGATAACGGCAACCCTTACCATTGCTCCAGCAGCCACATATGTCTTATGCTCTTGCATTCTATTTAGAGATGCTGCTGTCCACGTTGCTTACTTTGACGGGGCAGAACTAGTGGAGCATACCAATATAACGTCCTCCTATGAGACCTGGCCAACTCTTGAGCAGTCTGCTCGGGTTCTCAATTTTGGATCCTTCGAGAGAACCCTCCAGCCCTGGAGGGACACGGTATTGGAATCCTACACGGGAAAGCAGATACAGAATATGGACATCGAGCTGGACAACTCGGATGACTACTTCGCCAAGATGTTTCCCAAGGAACCTTTCCTGGGGAGACCAATCTCAGTATATGCTGGATTTGAATCTGAATCCCGAGCGGAGCATATAAGCTTGTTCTCAGGGATAGTGACTGAACTCTCTGTATTAAATACCCTTACATTATCAGCAGAGCAGGGAGGGACGGAATGATTGATCTCAGTGACACCTTCCAGATCCCTAAGGTGAACGAGATGTTTCCAAGAGTAGGATATGTCTGGATTACCTCTCCTTTTTCATCCACCAGTTGGCAAGACTGCTGCATGAATCATGATGGGTCAACTTTTGTAGTTGCTGAATCTTCAGGAGGGGCCGGGCGCTTGTGGTATTGGTTCTCTGGGACTTCCTGGAAAGTGTTCTATCCTACGGGGGACACTGCTGAAAATTGGATTTCAGTTTGTTGTGATTATATAGGGAATAAAATCATAGCAGTCACGAACAACGGTCATGTGTGGTGTTCTACTAATAGAGGGGTGGATTGGACGGAGCTGGATCCGACAGGGACGACTGGGGTAGAGGTTTGGGCGCGGGTTCGAATGAGTGGGGATGGTTTAGTCATCCTTCTGGGTACGGCGGCTGCGAAGCTATGGCTAAGTAAGGATGGAGGGACTACTTGGGCAGAAACTAAACCTGCGGGGGAAGCTAATGGGAACTGGAAGAATCTTGCCGTCAATACTGATGGCGAGTATATGATAGCAGCTTCCTATACTGGTAGGTTATTTATCACCAATGATTGTGCTGACACTTGGGTAGAGAGATCCCCCATTGGGGATTATTTGACGAAAGCCTGGTGGCGGTGTTGCATTTCTAATGACGGGCTGATTATGTATGTCACTATATATAATGGACGTGTTTATAGGTCATTAGATGGTGGAGTGACATGGGCTGAGGTGGTGGTAGAGGCTGCTGCCGATTACCCTTGGTACGCCATAGAATGCTCTTGGGATGCTCAGGTTATTTATATAGCTCGGAATCTAGGGTCTGCCTGGATGTCCCTGGATGGTGGTGACTCCTGGGCGATTTCGGGCATATCTTCGGCGAATTGTTATGGGACTTGTGTTAGTGATGATGGAAAAAGTTTAGGTGTAATTTGTAATAACTCCTATATCTGGTATTCTCTCCCAGCAACAAGCACGGAACCAGTTCCTATTGTATATGGAGCCTTAATAGACGGAAGTAAACCAATATGGAAATGCCCATTCATAGGAGCAACAACGTCCATGTTCTGGTACGCCTATGCCGCTCACACTGTTATGTCAGTCAATGGGGGTAATGAGGTAATCATATATAAGGATGGAGTTGCCTTGCTGGGATCCGCATATAATTTCTACCCATGCTATTCATGGGGTGGTATTACTTTTGCTCTCATCACATTTTCCACATCACAAGGCACTTCTACCATTAGTGCTCAGGGATCAGGCAAATGGAATGGGGTGACAGGGGAATGCACGGACAATATAGTGGACATACTGGATGACTTCCTCGCTGTGGAATGTGGTATGGCTGATATTATAGAAGGGGCTTCCAATTTATTGACTGGTTGGACAAATGTGTCCTATGGTACGTTCACAACCTCGGGACCTAATGTAACCTCAGCAATCTGGTCTGTGGGAGAAGCGTATGCGTGCTCTAATTCTCTTTATCTTTCTACTGGTAAGAGATATAAATTAACTTGTAATATTAAAAGGATCTCAGGGGCCTCAGGGGCCTGGCCTACCTTCTATATGTGTGCTGTAGACCACACTCGTATTCAGGAATTAGGTGGGGGATGTGCCTATACAGGTCGCTATGAGGAAGTAAATATTTACTTTATAGCCATTGCTGGATCTGACCACTTAGAGGTTGTAGATTCCGTTGCGGTAAGTTGGAAGACAGAGACCTTTACCCTTTATGAGATGGCTGAGATTGACCTAGATGCTTCTTCCAAGGCTGCAACTAAACAATTATTCACTTCCCAACAGTATACCGCAGCGGGGGTTCAGCAGGAAGATATGACATACTGGGACATCATGACGGAGATGATGGGGAGCTTCCTGGGCTGGTGCTACATGAACGGGGAGGGTGTCCCCACTCTTTCCATAGATGATGGGGTCACCAGCCAGGCCGGGGCAATTGTAGTTCCCAGGAGTGAGGCCCCGTTGGTTGAGGCCCGCATGAGAAGGGAGAACCTAATTAATCAGATTAGGGGGGATTTCGCATACAATTATTTGGATAGTGAATTTAGCATACAGAGCGAGACTACAGACTGTAGGGACTTGGTGAGCCAGGGTGTCTTCGGCATTAGGGAGCCTGATCCGTACGAGTTCCCGTGGTGCCGTGATATAACATCCGTTAAGAAGATGCAGGACATCATCGTGTCTAGATATAAAGACCCGTGCTATGAGATAGAGGTGCAGGACCAGTCGCTCAAGAGGTTGTATGTGGATGTGGGCGACGTAATAGCCTATTCTGCTGACTCTCTCTATGACAAGCTCGGGTCACCATTGCGGAACCAGCTCTGGCGTGTGATCTCGGTCATGCCAGACTTCGAGAAGGCAATGATCACGTTCAGGGCATTGCAGACGCAATACTATCTTACCGTTCCCACCAATCACATACTGAACGGCAACATGGAAACATGGTCAGGAGGGGCAGCACATCATCCAGATAGTTGGACGTTGGGTGGTTCAATTGGTCCTGCTATTGCTAGAGAAGATGGTCTCTCTTTGTATAACAGTGATTTTTCAGCAGGAGAGGATAGCTGGACAGCCACTCAAGGTACAGCAGCAGGTAACATCGACTCAATAGGTGGATTAAATGACTGGTTGAGATATACATGTAATGCTGCCAATGCTGTTCATAGATTGAATAGAGCTTTGGCAACTATGGTGGTTGGAGAAAGTTACAGATTAACTTTTACCTACTACATCCCAACTTCAAATAGCATTCTGTCGGCTCTGACTGTCAATAGTGGTACTGGCACTTATAATATTAGTGCCGTGTCTGGTTTGGCAATAACTAATACCGCCACAGTATATACAGTTGACTTCACCTGCCAGGAAACAGGCTTCATGATTTACGGAAACAATGCCGCTGTCTTTCAGGATGCTGGTGGTGATGATGTCTTCTATATAAAAGACTTCAAATGTGAACGCACTGCCAATATGGTAAAGAATGGATCCTACTCAGCCAAGCTTACCTGTGGGACTGTGGATGGCTATCTATATCAGGATGTTCATACTGTGTTAGGTATTGATTACTGGAAAGGGAAGACAATAACTTTTGGGGCTTGGGTATGGTGTGCTGTCGGCTCAACTGCGGAGTTAATTGTGATGGACGGTGTTTTGACCTCCCCACCTAATTGGCATACTGGGACAAGTAATTGGCAATGGATGACGGTAACAGCTACAATAGATGCGGCCGCTACATCACTTTCTGTGTTGTGTTATATACGATACAATGCTTCAAGTCAGGTTGCTTACTTTGATCAGGCAGTCTTGGTTGAAGGTACCTACATCGACCCAGCTATGTACCCACTGTCCGGGATCACCAGGGACATGACTGTCTACTAGGAGATGACATGCTAATAAAAGACCTCGTCGATCTGATAGACAAGTACAATAAACTGATGGATGAGGTAAAATCTCTTAAGGCCCAGCTGTGCGCCATCGACCCCGGCCAGGAGGTAGCCGACCCGACGGCCGACATCGACGAGTCCGGATGGGACAATCTTCCTCCTGAGGGAACGAGCAAGCGTGCTGATATAAAGTGGCAAATAAAGAAACTGAAGGCCAAGGCCAATGCTTTGAACACGGATGATATTGAAGTATCCCCCAGTCTCTCGCCAAGTGAGTCTCCATCATTATCTCCCAGTGCCTCTGCATCACCATCTAAATCCCCTTCACCCAAAAAGAGTCATTCGGAATCACCTTCGGAATCACCTTCGGAATCACCTTCGGAATCACCTTCGGAATCACCTTCGGAATCACCTTCGGAGGGATTATGAACTTCCTCCTTATTTTTTTATTCATTCCTTTACTTTCCAATTTTGCTTTTGCTTATGATTCATGGGACAATACTGATAAGTATTTGTTGGCTCTTACATTAGTGTCAATCACTGCTGACTCAGTTACTACTCATGAAAGTCTTAAGCATGAGGATACGTATGAGACTAATCCTCTATTAGGGGAACATCCATCTGATAGAAAGTTAGTTTTGTTTTCCTTTGCTAATATGGTAACAGTAACAATAGTCGCTCATTTATTTCCTACCTACTATAGAAAATGGTTCTTAGGAATTGTCACCGGTATTAAGTTTGGATCAGCCTATTGGAACTATCGTATGGAACTAAGATATTAAAGACATAGTGAAGGAGGAATTATGATAGCCCCTTATGATATAGCTAAAAATTTACTTGGATTACATGAAGAACCAGGAAATCAAGATAATTATTTTGTTCTTTGGTGTCTATCTTTAACTGATGTTCCCGGCCCTTTTCATGATGAGACTGCTTGGTGTTCTGCTTTTGGTGTTGGTTGTTGTAAACTTGCAGGCATCAAAGGTTCAAGGTCTGCTGCTGCACGATCATGGATTGATGCAGGGACTGAAATTACTATCACCGAAGCCAAAATAGGCTATGATTTTGTAGTATTGCAAAGAGGAGGAGGTGATCAACCTGGCAGAGAAGTCAAGAATGCTCCAGGACATTTCACTTGGTTCTCAGGGATGGATGGCGCTGATCATTTCCTTGGTCTTGGTGGGAATCAAGGTGACAAGATCAGTATTGAGTCTTTTCCAGTAAGTAGAATATTATACGTAGGACGATTAATATAATTCGTTTTTCTTCAATTGCCTGCTAAGTTTCCTCCTTTCTCTTAGCAGGCTTTTTTTTAATTTAAACTCAAAGAAATTTACAAAAGTGTGTTATAATATGAAAAAGGAAACAAAATGAAGAGATTAGAAAATTGGTATGTGACAGGATCCGCATTAACCATTTCCTTGAAAGGAATGTGTTATGAAGATGGAGAAATAGTTAAAACCGGTCCTGTTGTTATTATGGATGGTCGTAAAATTATTACTGATACAAAAGATGAATATACTTTGGGTAAAATAGAACCAGAATATAAAGCATATTTACTTTCCTCATTTGAGGAAAAGTTTGATGAGGACAATCCCTTGTTATTTTTAGGTGGCTTTTTTGCATGGAGAGAAATTGATTCAAAAAAAGGAGAAAAATCAAATGGTTAAAACGTATGAACAATCGGCACAAAGAAGGATATTGGAATACTTATTCCAATCACACGTTCCTATCACTTCACCGGCATTGGCTGACTCTTTGAGTTTAAACTTCAAAACAGTAAGTGGTACTCTTAGTATGTTGACCAGGGTTCCTGAATTAAGGGAAATTATTCAAATTGATAAATCTGTTATGCCTTGGTTGTATTATATTCCTAAGAAAGTAATGACAGTGGATGATATGACAGCAACTTTTAGGAAGAGACAGAAAACAGAAACCATTGTCAAGAATATTGAGAAAAGAAAATATACCAGAAAAGCCAAAGAAGAACAAAAACCCACACTCCTTTTGGATAAAATTTGCTTTTCAAAAGGAACAGCTTTAAGATTAACAGGTGATATTATTGTTGCGGGAATTGATATTTTCCTTGATATGGTTGTGGAAGTAGTGAAAGGAGAAAAAGAATGAAGAAGATATTGTGTCTTATTTTATTGGTTTTATTGTTGGGGTGTAGGGATGATGATCATGAAACTAACACAGTAACCACCCCTCACGGATCTGTCACCTGCAAAACATATTGGAATTATGATCACACCAAATCAGAGACAAAGTGCTCAGGTACAGGCGATTATGCAGCCATGTATGCAGACGATGTGAATGGTGATCCTGATGGTGTGACTGTTGAAGAGACGAGTGGGGGTGAGTGATGAAACTATCAGTCATACTTCTTTTATTGTTTTTTACTTCATGTCAGCCTCCTTCAGTAGAAACACCTGGAAATGAAGGAGATATTGGAATAGTATTTCATACACATGATACTAGTTGTCAGAATTGCTTTGTTTATCATAATGGGAAGTGGGTGGAGATTAATTGTTATTCCTTAAAGAAAGCCTCTGGAAATTTTGATGTTTATCAACCTGCTAAAAAATAAGAATAATTTGCATATGCAAGAAAAGTATGATACAATGAATAAATATTGTTTCAAAAAATACCAAATGAAAGGAGGCCCAAATAACTTTTAACTAAATAAGGAGACGATCATGAAGATGAGAGCCATTGCTCTGCTGCTGGTATTGATTCTCTTCACCGATGTAAACAGTTACAACCAACAGTATAGCAAGCCGACCCCCAGAACCATTGATCTAATGATCCAAAAATTAAGACCAAATCTTGATCCAGAAATTGTGGCAATTCACTCAAAGTATATTAACCAATATTCAAAAACTTACGGCATTCAACCAGAAATAGTAGTTTCGGTGGCCTTTCAAGAGTCAGACTTTGATAACACAGCGTATAGTAACAAGGGTGCGTTGGGTGTTATGCAGGTGCTTCCATCTGCTCATAAAGATAAACTTAAGAGAAGAAGATTACAAAAGTCTGATTTATTCAGTCTTAACCATGGTTATGATGTAGGTTGTGAAATACTTTACAAGTACATTAAACAAGGTAAAGGACTGGATGGGGGTCTTCAACTTTATGTTGGTGGGAAAGAAACAAAATATGTTAGGAACATTAAAAGGAATATAAGCAAATGCAAAATGGTAATTTAGAATGAGTCAGAAAGATCTTATTACTTTTTGGCTAGACAATTTAATTGTTAAGGATCTTTCTAAGAGGAAAAGAACACATGTTGTTGGTATTTGTAAGGGCTGTTCAGAACCAAAAGAGATCCACGTTAAAGGCTTGTGTCGAAGATGCTATGATCGTGGAAAACCAAAGATAGTATCAATTGAGGAGGTAAGAAAAATGTGAATTGGAAAAGATTTCATGACCCTCATGTAACACATTTAGCGTTAAGAACATTTTCCAAATATTATGGATGTCACCCGACTCACTTTCCACAAGAATATCTGAGTAGATGGGATGATAAGGATTGGATTCAACGTTCATTGGGAGTTTATAAAAAGACTAGAGTTCCGTGCTCCTGTTACATGTGTATGAATGAAAGACACAATAAATGTTTCAAGGAAAAAGATAGGATTCCTTTTAAAGAATTGAAACAACGTCAAGCGATGAAAGAAGAATTATTTTCAGAGGAACAGAAATAATTAGCTAATTGTTTCTTAGTTGGATAATTGAACATTAATAGTTATCTCTAAAAAGATTATCTAATAGTTTTTCACTCTCTTTCTTTTTCTCTGGAGACATGTGTTTATATTTATACCTCCATATTGCAACTTTTATTTTCCAGTAATATTCAATTATTAGATTTATCAAGTTGATTTACTCCTACTTCCTTCAGTATGAATTCTATTACCTCTTGAAGATTATCAGTTTGTCCTGAGGCTGAGAATTTTGATCCTCCTCCCTTTCCTCCGCATTGCTTTAAAGCCTTTTTTAAAAGTGCATTACAATCAATGTCTAAATCTTTTGTAGCGGTTATATATACTATCATATTCTAGCGTGCACCATTGCTCCTTCTTGTTTCCTATAAAGAACACGGTAACGTGAATCGTCGTACACATGATCTTCTGCACTTGTGTCTATATCGTCCATCTTTTTAGTGTCTCTTGGAAGGTTTGGAACTGTTCTCATAAAATGTCTACAATTTTCAAATATAAATATCCCTGGATTTTCCATAGGTCTTTGCGTTGATGCCTCAAGTCTGTTTCTCAATACCTCTAATCCATTTGCCCTACTTCCTGGACTATTATCTCCTCTCTCCCAAGTAACTCCTTGTATTGACATTTCATCAGCAATACAATGACCATCTTCAACTTTAAATATTGAAGGATCAGCAGGACCTGGATGAACATGATAAGGGAGTCTCATTTCTGCATCATGAATTTTCCGTGCTATTTCAGCAGAAGTCATTCTTAATCCTTGATTTTCTTTCCCATTCCATCCATACCATTCTGCTATCCTAAATAAAGTTTTTGGAGGAAATGATTGAAATACATTCTTTCCAGATTTTTTGTCATAAATGAGAACAGCACTTCCGTCTGATTCTGCCCACCACCCAACTGAAAAAGGCTTTGATGAACCCCAGTCAAATGATCTATCTACATGCCAAGTTGAAGGAATTGAAAAAGCAGGTATCACATGAACATCAGCATCCCAAAGATCATCTAAAGCACCGCCTGCAACTATATCCCATCTACCTTCAAGCCAGGCTTTTCTTTTATTTGGGTCCTTTGTTGCTAATAATTGTTGAAAATATTGAGGATCATTTTCCATAAGGAAAGGATTTTCCCACAATTCACCATGAATGTGTGTTCTTTGTAATCCTTGTTTGTCTGTGAGAATCTCTCCTGGCTGAACTTCCCCTATTGCAAAGTGCTTTTTAACCCAGTTATGTCCTGGACCTAATGGATTAGTTGTTGCTCTGTATTTTCTAGGGACAGCAGGATTAGGAGATCTCCAGATAGTTTTCATATCATCATAACCATCTGAAAATCCCCAAGTTGTTAGCTCTTCCCATCCAATCCAGGGAAATTCAGATCCATGATAATTCCAATAATCTTCTACTCTTTCATAGTATGCTAAATATAGTTTTTCCCCAGTATCCCAAGTCCATGTTTTATCTCCACCATTCCATTTTGCTTTCTCACCAAAAACTTGTTTATAAAACGCCATACTTTTAGGAATGATATCTTTTTCTAATTCTTTATAACTTTTCCTAAAAAGAATACCTCTCCAGGAAGGACCATAACCTTGTCCTACATGCTGTGCAAAATCAGCTAGTAAACAAATGGTTTTTCCGTTTCCTCTTGTTCCCTCATATAATACTTCTGGTAAAGGACAGGTAAGAAAAGCGAGCTGACTTCCTGCCATCGGGTACCAGACATAATTAGATTTTTCTGTTTCTTTTATCTTGAACATATAACTCCTTAAAACCAAAGAAGGACATTCTTATGTCCCCCTTTAATTCTTCACTGTTTGGAAACGATTCAGCATGTTCTTTCTTCCAAACCCAAACAGCCCATTCAGAATGACCATGTTTTGGTTTATCATTTTTGACAATGGCTGTTGGTATTCGTCTTTCCAAAAATTGGAAAGACTCAATATAGGATAAACAATCCTCATAAGACAATTGTTTTCCTTCACAGGTTCCAGTAATGCGAAAGTACAGATACTTTCTCATTCTTCGTTGTTTTTTAATTCCATGATAACCCACCAAAATTATAAATAGAAGCTACTCGTTTAATATTAATTGACTTTTTATCCACTAAAAGTCTTGTCCCTTTACAATGAATACCAGATGTTTCTTTCCATAGTCCCTGTATCTTTACTAAATCATTTGGTTGAATTTTATACCTTGATGTTCTTATAGAAGGTTTAAATCCTTTTCTATTCATTTGTATTGCTCGATTATGTCTATGTTTCTGTTTCACATTCCATGATCTGAATCTTTTTTGAATTGTACCATTTGCTATTACAAAAGCATCATTCCTATGGAATTTTCCAAGATTTAATTCATTTCTTTTTATAAAGGTCTCATATCCATAAACAACCTTTAAATCAGGAATATCATTCCAGAATCGTTTATGAATTATGGACATAAAAGTATTAGGTTTATAACTTTTAGGTTTTGATAATTTCAAACCTTGTTTGTGTAGTTTTTCATGACAAGGTTTGTGTAAAATAGCAAGATTCTCTGGTCTGTTACTTCCAATTTCTTTTCTTGGTTTACAATGATGTATATGGGAAGGTTGTCCTTTTTCAAAAATTTTTTTACAAAGTTGGCATCTTCCTTTCTCCCTTGCCATAAGATAATTTCTCATATTCTGATAACCATATAAAGACCCTTGTTGATATTCTTTTCCTTGAATATCTGGATTCATAATCTTCTGAATATCAAAATTTGCTACTTCAACAATAACTTGAGAAATTGGAAGAATTTTTTTCAGTCTATTAATTATATTTAAATGAGTATCATATCTCCTTTGAATACTTGGGGGTAACCATCCCTCAGGTTTAGTTCTATTTAAAAATCTAGGCTCCCTATACCAAAGTCTGTTTCTTCTTAATTTTCGGTACATAGATTTTTCTTGTATTCTTTTTGATGTTCTTCCATCTAATTTAACTGTTCCAGATATTAATTCTTTTGTTTCAGATACAGCACTAAATCCAATATTTTCATATCCTGAATCAATACCAAGTGTTACTTCTTGTGTTTTATTCTCACATTCAAAATTAAGTTGGATAGTAAATGGAAATCTTTTAATAATTTTACAACTTCCTTTTTTTACCATTCGATTTGCTTTTGCCTGAGTACAAGGCATCAAAGGGTTTCCTTCCTTTGAAAGGACATACACTAATGGTTTTAATGACCTCTCTGTATGTTGAGAATGAACTCCTTCGGGATTGATTATGTCCAGTACTTTGTCCTGTACACTAGGTCTTTCAACCTTGTTTAATACAGAACTTACAGAGCTACAGACTTGGAGTAATTGTACATCTGTAGGTGTGTTCTTTAACTCTAACATAATCTTCTGCATAAATAAGCCCCCTAGTCAACTGTTACCATGTTAGTTACCTAACATACCTTAAAAGAAAGGAGTAGTTTACTCATCTTCCTCTTCCTCAATAGGCAGTTGATCAGCCTCTAATATCCTTGCTTCAACAGCAAGTCTTTTTATATCCCTGTTTCGGTTTACTTCCCCAATTAATGTTGTCCAATCAGCTAATGATCTCGCTCCTGGAATCATCAATACTCCACCTTTAACTTCAACATCATGTTTCACCTCACCATCAACAGTAACTTTAAGAGTGGAACTACCTCCACCTAATATTTTAATAAGAGTTTCATAGGCTTCTTTAATTTTCCATAGTTTAACTTTTGTTGTTGTTCCTTCATATTTACCCCCTTCAGTTTCTGTTATTTCAATATTTTCAACCATTAAAACAGCTTTATCATTTAGTTCATGTACTGGACGAAGATTTCCATCAACAGTATAAAGGTCACGTATATCAAATGTACAGATTTTCTTTAGACGTTCAACAAGATCAAGAAGAGAGATATTGGCCTTTTTTTCAACCTCATCTATTCTTCTTTGAATTTCAGCTTGAATCTGTGGTTGTGCTAATAATCGTGAGGCTGATTCAACTCCATTATCTCCCCTTGCTTTATACCCCGCTTCCTTATATGCTTTAAAAACGTCTTTACAGCCATAAGACAAATAAGCTTCAACGAATTTCTTTTGTCGTCCCCACAGGACGGTTCTTTGTTCCATTTAATCTCCCATGTATCAGTTATTCCCGACATATAAAAAAATAAAGCAGGGACCTCGAAAGGAGGGAAGTCTGTGTTACTTTTGAGAGTTAGCATCACTTGACGGCTTAGGTCCCTGCTCAACCAACAGTTCACCGTCAGAACTGTTTATCATTTTTTTTAGTTCCTCAGAATCTTCCAATAATTCAATAAGTTCGAATGAATCTATAACTGGCTCGTTCATATTATTTTCCTTTTACTCTTGACATCTACAAACTGGTTGACTTTTCCCTGGTCTTACATGTTGCCATGGTTTCCCACAAAGTGGACACCATCCAGGACATTCATCATATCCAAAATCCCACGGATCTTTAAGTTCTGAACAAGTGCATATTCCTTTTATTTGTAATCTGCATTTAGTAGAAAGTTCGTTATATATTCCAAATTCCTTCTTTAGTATTTTAGATATTTCTTTCTTTGTTTCTTTATCACTAGTCCATGGATTATGTGCCGTTTGATGTATAAACGGACTCATCGTTGTGATAATTTGTTCAGCTGCCCTTTTTATTTGTTGTTTGTTCTCCAATCGTTTTGTCATTACCCCCTCCTTATTTTACTAAATCAGGAAGCTCATGCACATTACCTACCACTTCAAAACTACCAAATAACCAATTACTATCACCCTTCCTATTCGCAGCCCAACAATGTTCATTCTCATCCCATTCCACACGATAATATTTCTTTCTATTACTTTCAGGCCAGATTAGTATATCATCCTCCCACACCTCTTGTTTTAAACGATCATATACACCTGTAAATGTCATGAGGATAGAATTTACTTTGAGTTCTTTCTTATATTGAGGTTCAACATGAATCCAACCATCTGCCTCTGTACTATTCCATCTTAAACCACCATCAACCCAATGAAGTTCAGACACCTGAAACATTTTTTTGCCCTTGTGCCATACTCTATATTTCGGGATTCTTGACATTGTTTTCTTCCTCCTTTTCAGGGTTTTTACGATCTGACAAATAAAGTTTAACATATTCATTCAATTTTTTCAAGGCTTCTTTCCTACTTAAGTATGGTCCATAGACATCTGCCCATGTCTCGTCCCAGAAATACCACCAACCATCCTTCCTCTTGTGTATGGGATCACTCATTTATTTTGTCCTTTATTCCTATTTGTTTAACTGTAGAAAATGTTCCATTGTGAGTGACATTGAATGATCTGTCGGCCATGTCGATTAATTCCTCGGAATGTGATACCATTACGATTTGTATTCCCAAACGGTGTGAAATCTCCCGCAGCATCTCGCCTGCCTTCTCTGTTAAACTACCTAAAAATCGCAGAGGCTCATCCAACAATATTGTGTTTCTACTGTGAGGCTTTTTGAGATGCCAAAGAACTAATCTAAAGGCAAGTGCTATAATATCAACCAATCCTCCACCTTGACAATCTCTGATGTCATTGTAGATCACATCCCCTTCTTGTAGGCTTGGTGTGCATTCCAGTTTGTTCCTAACCCTGGAAAAATCTAATATGAATGAGAACGGTCTATCATAAACGGAACGTAAGGCTAATGATACTAATGATTCTACAGCTTCCTTAAATCTAGTTTGTGTTCTGATTTGTGCTTCAGACAGGAGCCATCTTGCCTTCGTATGATTTTCCCATTCCTCTTGTGTGTTCCCTACTTCACCTTTTTTCTCTTCAAGTTGTTTCTGTAATAGAGAAAATTCACCCTTCTTTGATACCACATATGTTTGAAGTTCTGAGAGTGTCATTTTCTTAGCCTTATTGGATTTTTAATTGATGGAAGTTGTGGTTGTAAAGGTTGATTGAAAGTAAGAATTGTCCAATATATTTTGCCTGTGAAAAGAAGCTGGATTCGTTCTTTCCAATTTAATAACCAACATGAGGTAACTTCCCCAGTTATTCCTCTATGAACAGGTAGAGGAAGATATTCAGGTTGATCTTTGGCATAGACCACATTGAATCCTTTGAATTCTATTGGTTTCATTTAAGAATGTCCTCTGCTTTCACAAGCAAGGATGCTATTTTCTCTTGTAACTCTTCAGACTCCACCTCCATAGATTGTAATTCTTTCTTGGCCTCCTCAATGTTTTTGATCCCATAGTCTTTCTTCAAAGCATCAAGTATCTGGGTTTGCTGTCCCTCCAATCCTGCAAGTTCAAGCTTCAAGGACTGTAATGTCTTTCCCAGTTTGTCTATTTTATTCAGATCAACAGCCATTTCTTTTCTCCTTTTCGTGTTCTCTTCCTGCAAGGAATCCAGCAATAAAACCAACTACGAATATAAAAGTACCGAATATTATTATCATTATA